TATGTACAGTCCATTCATCCGAAAGGCTAAGTAAATAACACATCAAGCCTTTTGCTTTCCATGTCAAATCTTTTGCCCTTATTATTTCGTTTGGTATAACTGTATAGTTTGTTTTTCGTTTATTGATTATTCTACCTGACATATTTTAAAATTTAAATGATTCTTTTAAAAAATCAGCGAAACCTTCTGTAATCGGAAGACTCTCATAACTTGTATATCCTGCATCAATCCTATTTTTAAGATGTATTATAAGTACAACTTCGTTTTCATAACTTGGAAATTTACTTTTACCTCTTGTCACATATACATGAGTTTTTTTGTCCAAGCTAAGTCTCTTTCTAATTGATTCGACATTTGCCCCGTTTTTCTTATAGTTCTCTAAAAACTCATGGCATTCACAGCATAATGTGATAAGTTGGTCATTCTTTACACTCCAAGGATACCTACCATAAGACTTGTGATGTATTTGTAGAGTATTCTTTGCATCTCCACACGATTGACATTGAAAATTATCTCTTTCCATTATCTCTAGCCTTTTCCTCTGCCACCTTGGGTCTAATAGCCTGTCTTTATAAGTTATCTTCATTTATTTTAAAAATTAGAATTGTTGATTACTTTCTTTTTAGCATTATTCCACGCTATTCTTTCAGTTTTACCTCTAGCGAATGCTTCTGTAGCTCCTGCCATAAGTATAACCCATCCTAGCGTTCTGTATTCAGCCCTTGCCGATGGATAATCCTTTTTTACTAGTTCCTTTGCTGCCATCTGTTTAATTATTTTTAAAATTTAGCCGAAAAAAAATCCTATGCGGTTATTTTCAAAGCCTGTAAAAGAATATTGTTTATTTTGTTTCTCACGTCTTCCGGTAGTGTAGCTTTACCATTTAACATCATTGATAAGTGAGCATTGCTGATATTAATCTTCTTTGCAATCCCCTCTTTAGTTAGTCCAGCATCCTTGATCTTCGCTAACAGTACATCTTGTTTCCTATTCATACCACAAATGTATTTAATTATTTTTAAATCCAAAGAATTTATTTGAAAATAAAAAACCCACATATCACTACATGGGTTAACCTATATCTCACGACAAGGCTTGGCTATTTAACATGTCTTAAATTACTAATTTACCTTCTTTATGTAATTGAGCAAGTTGTTCGTCTGTTACGAATGGAGCACCAGTTGTACCTACGTTCTCACTGCACATATCATTAATCAATCTCGCTATTTCTAAAAGACTTTCTTTGCTTGCTGAATCTTTCCACCATACGTTTAGAATTCGTCCCTTAAAATAGCTGATTTCATCTTCCACAGGACAAATTAGATACTCATTGTTGTTTTGGAATTCAATGAATGCCGTATTTGATTTGTGATGTAACAATTCCCTGAAACCTTTTACTAGAACATCTCTTACGTCATCAGAATCAGGAGAGTCTACAGACCAATGTTCTTGAGGTTCGGTTACTCTAATGCAAGGTTTGAAATTAGGAGCGGTGTGGATTGTTATTTTACTTCTCATTTTGTTTTTAATTGCTCATGGGGTTAATTCCTCCAATGGCTAATACAAACCTACAGAAAATAGCAGACATAAAAAAAGAGGGACATAACCCCTCTTCCTTGATAAACAGAATAATAATTTTTTTTAAATGTTTATAATTCGATTAATTTTAATTTGTTGCTGACTAAGCGATTTTAAGTTGACGTCCTTTCAGTTCTTTTCCCTTAGCTATCCAAGCATCAATAGCCTCAATCATATCGTGTACTTGAGTGTCTAACAAAGTTACGAGCGGATAGTACATATCATCTGTCTTATTCAGATTGATAACTCCGCTTTTAAATGAGTTTTTAAAGGGTTTTGAGCGCTTTACAGCCATTTTGTGTCCGGTGATGTTAATTCCTGCCAGTTGACCATCTTTGTTCTCTATAAACTGTATTTTATCGATATCCACATTATCGAACCTTACGTCCTGTTGAAGACCTTCTTTCTGCCATTCAAATTCACGAAACCATTTCTCGTAGTCCATGTCTTTATCGAGGTTGATAGAATTGTCAATAAACTCCGAGCTAAATAAAAGATGGGGAATCATTTTTTCTATGCAGTCGGACAATTCTTTGTTTAGAGGCTGATTGCTACTCTTAGTCCATTTAACGTCATACACCTCTTGAGTGTTAGATACTTCGGCATCAGGAAACACTACAGTGCAGAATACCTGTCCTTTTTTACGCTTGATTGTTAGTTCTTTGTACTTTACCATTTTTGTTTTTCTAATTGTTTTCAAATATATTAATTATTGTTTTATTCGGGTACTTCAATGTCTTTAAATGGATTAGCTTTATCAGCTATTTTGTAATTAGTCCATGCGCAACCTATTTCAAACATATCTCTGTTGCCTAAGATTAAGGTTTGATGTCCGCAAGGGCGCCATGATATTTTTTGATTATCTAGCCAATATTGAAATGCTATCGAATTGTCTTGTACAAGTATGCCTTCATTGATAAATTCTAAGTCTTCTGTACGACCTACGGAAGTATATATGGTTTGTGATTTAATTATATCAGCCACTAAATCCCTTTGTTCTTTCTCCCACTCTTTATCTATCTCTACAATCTGCCAATCTTCACGTAGAACTGTTTCTTTTAACCAAGGGTCTGTAGTCTCCTGACCATCATAAGTCTTTACAGTAACTTTACCGCCTTTCAGGAACCAATATCCTTTATACTCCGGCAGTTTGACTAGTTTGTCTTCTTTAAGAGCTTGTAGAGCCTCGGAGAAGGTTAGATTGCGTTGTAAAATTGTTAGTTTTTCCATTATTCTGATTTTAAAGTTTAGACGTGATAAATGTTGTGCATACTGGACATACAATGTAACTTCCGTCTCTGTCATGCTGAACATCTGTTCTTGTGTATTTTAGTTTTGTACCGCACTTATGACAAGTACATTCTTTACTTTCTTCTTGTGGCTTATTGCCTCTTTCAATTATTTCCATGTTTTCTATTTGTTTTATAATAAATCTATTTCTTTTTGCTCTAAAGGCACGCTAAGAGTGATGTTTAGGAACTCCTGTGCCCATCTTGATATATCATCGGTATAAGTCATCCACTCCGTGGTAGTTAAGTCCTTAGAATCCCTTGTAAGGGTTATATACTCACCTGCATATTCCGTACTAGGAACTGTAACCGTTAAAAATTTATTTTTAAGCATATCGTGGACATTTTCAGGAGTCAATAAATACCTTTCGTATCCGGCATATTCAAGTCCATCTATGATTTCAGGCAATGTTATGCCCCAATAAAATCCGTTTTGCCTCGTTGAACGTTGCTTTCTTGGTTTTCTAAACGTGGCCACAACATTTGATCCTGCAAACATCTTCATATCTGCCATAAACTGCCGTCTATTTACGATTTTAATCTCTTCTCCGTCTTCTGATACCTTGAAGATGTATTTAAGCTCACGAGATGCCATTATCCTAATATTATCCAATCCATACCATTTATCTTTTTTTCCCTAATCCACATTGTATGTAATCCGTACATACGAAAAGCAAGAATAAACACTCCTATATGAATTATTTTAATCATTGTTAGTCTACTCATTTCATTTGGTCTTTAAATTTTAAATCCATTATTGCTTCATCCATAGAAGAATAAACTTTTATTACCCAAGGTGGCTGATTATCTATGTCCTGAATATTTATTTTATCCTTTTTCACAGCATGCACAGGAAATTTTATATTTTTTATCTTGGGAGTCTTTTTAATAGGTACACTCTTTTCTTTTACTGCTTTTTTTATTACAACTTTTGCCTTTACATTTTTTAATTTCTTTGCCTTTACAGGCTTTGCGATCTTTAGTCTCTTTTTAGGCGTTAAATCGTAATATACTCCTGTCTCAACCATTTTTAAAACACGATCCCAATATTCACCCCCTTCCATTGTGCTACTGAATTTGAAGCCAAGTATTAATGCCATTTTAAGACTTGGAACAACACCAAATCCTTTATAACCAATATTGTTAAATAAAGCCTTCATCCGATAAGGTTCAGGCAACTCTTCAAACCATTCTTTAATGTGCTTCACCGTTATTTGAATTGGTCTTCAATAGTTAATTCTTGGCCTGAAATTGAAAATATAAAGTTTTGCATGTCGTGGACGTACTTAAATCTATCTCCAAAATAAATACCTCCAAATTCAGTATAATTAATTCCTATTTGAATCCTGCATGTTATTGTAAGCGCAGATACCTTTTTAGTGAAGTTTAGATAATCGGATTTTTCAAAACCCAACTTAATTAACCATTCCTCCGTTAAAGGGATTTCATTTATATTCCCTAAAACTAGGCTTGTTCTATTGTATGCGTTATTACTATTTATAAGCCCTACTAATCCGCTAGCACCATAAATATTATTTATCTGAAATATTTCATTATCTTTCGATACCCAATTTCCTATCCTTAACTCACTTGCTTGTGTCATTTCAATTCCTCCTTTATCTTTAATATTGATTGATTGTCTACCTCCACATGATCCATGTCATCTGCAAAGTATGCGTAATTGCCTTTCATAATATGTTTGTTATGTCTTTCTATTTTTAAGTATGCTTTATCTGCTGCGGCATCTATAGCTTGTTCAGCGTATAACTTCATGTACTTAACAACATCAGCATACGGAACTACTTCTAAATTATATCCGTACTCACATGCTAAACCTTTGTTTATGACTATTTCTTGTATTGTTTTCATTTCAAACATCTTTTAAGTTTATCAATAACCTGTTGTATATCCTCATTGTCAAATACAGCGAATAACTGTTCGTTTTCAAATAGACCATCCCTAGTATTCTGATTCTCTTCAAATCTAAATTCATCACCTAATTCAGGAAATGCCATAACATCGTTAAACGGTTCTTTCATAAAGACGCACATGTAGTCAACTACAAAGTCATTTCCCCATTGATCCTCCGGTGCGCTAGTTTTAACTTCTATATCGCCAAAGCCACATATATCATCAAACTTTTTCATGTACACCGTATACTTCGGCATACTTAGAAACTCTTTTCTATTTACTATTTTCATACTTCCAAATTCATTAGTTCGTAAATAAGCCTTTTTAAGACATTATATTCTGAATCTGATACATAGTCCATACCTCCTGACATTATCCTCGTACAGGGCTTATTAATAACCTCGTCATTGTATTCTGATATGCTGTCTATAGTATAGAAAGTCATTTCCTTTAATTCAGGAGCATGTGATTCACTTTCAATGCCTAAATCCTGTAGTTTTAATGCCTCCGGTGTATTCCAGAAGATGTTTAGGGTTAGTGGGGTTTTAAGATTCATTGTCGTTAATTAAAAAGTTAATCCCATTATAGTTTTTTTCACAATATTCGTCTATAGCACAAGCAATATGACGACCCGTCATTTTTACGTACTGTGTGGGTTTGCCCTTTGAATCCGTAAACTTTAACTCAATAACTTTATCATTGTAAATTGTTTTAGATATTATACCACAGTCCCACCATATCCACAAAAATCTCCGTTGAACTATAAATAATTCCAAGTCTTCAATTTCTAGTATTCTATATTTCTTTTTCATTCAATTCTCTGTATTTAAAATAATAAAAAAACATTACCCTTACATTGTGGCTCATTGGGCGCTTACCATTTATCCATGCACATATGTTGGTTTTACTGATGCCTGTATCCGCCGAGATATGTTTAATCTTAACTCCGGTTGTAGTCATCTTCCATCGCAGTGATGCTGCTGTTACTTGTTCAATAGTATCCATGACTAAGGTTTAATCTTTATATTTCTAAGAGATACAACGCAATCTATACATAAATGGAAATCACATCCTTCTATATCCGTACCTTCTGTCATTGCTTCGGCACCAGTATCTTCGTGCACAACTACCCCAATACCACATCCTTTACCTAATTCAGTATTGCATATATTGCAATAGTACTTGTAGTCCGTTACTTCTTTTTTCATAATCTATCTTTTAAATTTTTGATCTATGTTTTTAATGTCTTTTAAGAAATCTTTCCGTCTACCTGACCACTCTATACCCATATGATACACCTCCTGACCTTTAGCTGTATCGATAACAAAGGAACCTCTACTATCAAGTTCATCCCTTATAAGGTCTGATAACTCATAGTTCCTATGTGAATGTTCAACTTCTCTTAAATCCGTTAGTTCATCGGTTAACATTTCCTTGAATAACATATTAATTAAATAACCAATGTAAAAGTATTATCATACCTAGTAAGGATCCACCTATTACCACACCCTTAATCATATAAAGAAATGCTAAACCCACAGAAGGTGCGCCATAATAATAATCAACAAAGAAAAATAACTTTATTACAGTGTAAACTATAGAAAGTATTATCACACATCCAATTAATCTTTTTATTGTTCTTGTCATGATTTAACAGTTTTATTATCCATGCTTCTTTTTGATTCTAAAATAGCCTTAGCAGATTTATTATCCTCATACTCGTCTATAGCTTGTTGTCTCAATTCATAATGGCCAGTATAGAAGAATGCTGGATTAACCATATACTCTGCATTCCTAATCTTCAACAATAGATCAGCTTCACAAAAACTACTAATAGCACTTCTTATAGTTCCATTACTCAAACCAGTAATCTTAGCACACTGTTCCTTAACAGAACCACTGAAATGAAATATGTTATTATCCTTATCATACTTTGTAAGAACAAAACCCCAAACCGCTCCTGCATTGCCTAACCCCTTTAAAGCAACATACAGATTCTCATCATCTAAATACATGGTCGTATATTTTCTTTTACCCTTAACAATCGCTTCCCTTGTTCTTGGATGCTCTGATATAACCACTCCATTCTCATCAACCTCCCTGTCAACTCCATCAGGGACTCTAATCTTTCTGTCCGCATTTCTTTTCTTCTTTTTATACACATTGTTTATGTCAATTATTTATACAACAAAAGTATAGAATATTATTACAACTACCAAATTATTATACAACAATTCCACATATCCTAGTAAATACTACACATATCCTCGCAAATCTTTACAATATCATCGCAAAACTATTCATTCAATCTTTTGATATTCAGCATAATAACCTATTCCTTCCTTTATATAATAGTTAGACGTTATTTATACTACATGTTCTTAGCCAGAATTTATTTAAAACTTTTATCTGAAATTAGCTAATAGAGGTGTGAAGACTGTATAACCCCCCACAACAGACCGGCCTCCCTTTGGATTTAAGAACGCTTTCATCTCAACGGGGTGGCATCGAATCCAATTCCCTATAATAATCACACACAACTACATGACAGAGCCTACAATCAATTATCAATACACTACTAAGGACAACTGCCACATGGATATAGATAGTCGCTTATACAGCCTCATATCATCTCTATTTGTGTAGTGAATTAAAAGTGTATAACTTTGATGTATGATGAATACGGCTATTATAGATACTAATCCAATTAAGAAGCCTTACAAGCATAGACCTACCAATAAGGAGGCTTTAGAAGCTACCAAACACCTCAAAAAGGCCACAATCAAAAAAGTTAATGAGATAAAAGCAGACTTTAAAAAGGTGGATAAACCCCTCTTAAATGATTCTCCATTGGGCATATACCTTAAAGTTGGCAAGTTATTACACATTTATAGACGCAAAGAACGTATTACGGCAACTGGATTAGAACTGTTATTATTTGTGTATAGTGAGTATTTAAGTACAGGATATAGTGTTAATACTTATAGTATGGCGAAGCAGTTAGTTAATAAGCCTGATTGCAGTATTGAGGCTAGGAATATCAGAGATAAGCTGAATGTATTGGTTACACGTGGTTTATTGGTTAGAGGAGGCAGGAACTCACAAAAGGCATTTTTATACTTTCCTACGGTCAAGTGTATAGAAGACTTACAAAGCATCTTTACTGCATAATCATTTACATTTTATTTTCGTGGTTTAAAGTACATTAAAGACTGATTAGCTATTTATTTATTAAAATATATCAAATATTATTTGGTAATTATAAATATAGTTTGCATCTTTGAAGTGTCGAAAGCAATTAAGCATTTGACTTTTAAATCTTAGCGGATATGAAAACAGGATATTTAAACTCGAATACAGTGCCAAGGGCTAAAGGTGTATATTACTATAATGAGCTTAGCATACACGCTAAGATAAACTATAAGGCTATGTATAGGGTTGATAGTAAAGATAACGAGATATTTATATCTATGAACTTGATAGGTTTTTTAAAAGATAGTCCCGTTTGGGTAGCTAGTATATTGGCTTAATAGCATTCCCGTTCCCGCTAAGTCGGGAATCTGTCTGCCTCGCCTCCTTCATTGGTTGCGGGGATTAGGCGGTGTAAGACAATGTAGTTTTACATTTTAGGTTTATCTCACATGTCACATCAAAAATCATTTACAAGTTTATTCGAGTCTGTTAGTGCTTGTAGTAATATGAGTCAATCTAGTTTTGTAGTTAAATGTAATAGCACACAACAATACAGGTTATACGTTGGTATTCATAGTAATGTTTTTGGCGAGTTAATTTATAGCAATTACTAAGATGAACACATTACAATCACTACAACCGTTTAGCCTTGTTAGAATATCTCATGGAAGGTGGCAAGTATTAGACTGCAACGGTATAGACTACATTGGGGAGTATGTAACATTGAAAGATGCTAAGAGTACTACTGGAAATAAATATATAATCATTAAATAACTAAACTATGAAATTCATTCTCACACTAGCTTTATGTCTGTCTATGACAGGTGTATTAAGCGCACAGACAATTAAAAAAGACTTATCCGGTAACTATATTCAGGTATCTAAGGATAGTGTCTCTAAAGCCTTAAAAACAGGCAATACGTTTACAGACTCTAAAGGGATTGTGTATCCATTGTATAAAGGTTCTAAAGGAGGTCTGTTTTACAATAGAGTATCTAAAGCGGGTAAAGAGTATAAAGTTTATATTAAAGGGGTTTAGGGTATGAAAATAGTAACAGAATTTGAAGGATCAACACATAAGTTGTACTTGGAATATCTAAACAACTTTATAACCGTAGATGGTTTTGCGAGTTATTACGGGATTAGATTAAATCATGCTTATATGATAATTGAGTTAGGCAGAGCAATACACAATGATGCCTTTTTAGACAAATAGCAATGAACAACATTAAAGCACCATCACAGCGATTTACATACGTATTAGCGGCATTATTAGTTATTGCAGCAGTATTTGTATACCTAATCTTTTAAATGCCTTAAAAAGGCTTAAAATCAATCAAATTATTAACAGTATTTAAAACATATTAAAATGAACAATTCAGCAACACAAACCGGAGTTATTGACCTACTTAAAAATACAGAGGTTAGCAAATATCAGCAACAGGCATTAGATTTTTTAAATGCTACTAATACCACAATGGAAATTAAATTCAAAGAGTTTGGTTTAATGCCGTGGGATAAGGACGGACAGAAACGAAATATATTTGAGGTTACCATTTCAAACCATAATCACAATTACACCTTTGATTTTGGCTCTAGTATAAAAGATTCTTGCGGTATGGAATCAAAAATGAGTCAACTGATAGAATCAGATGAAATAATCGTTTATGCGGGCTTAAAAAGCATGGGAAACAAACCTTTCCAAGCGGGCATTAATATTACACTAACTAAATATCAATTACTAAATACAGATTACGAACTGTTAACAAAGTATTTTGATGAATTAGAACGACAAATAAATTCAGTCGGTTCTGAAAAAACTAAAAAGGCATATGAGTTATTTGATGCCGGAAAGATTTCCAGAGATCAAAGGGATAGCCAAATTGTTGCATCAGTTAAAAGGGGCTTAGTTGAACAATGCGTAAAAAACGCCATTAAGCGTAGGATTACAGAATTAGAAACCGAACAAGTGTTTTCTAAAAGCTTACAGGGAGAAGAAAACCCTACACCATCCGAGTATGATGTTTTGGCTTGCTTAAACAAATATGACCCTTACAGCTTTGAAGATTTTTGTAGTTCATACGGTTACGATGAAGATAGCAGGTCAGCCGAAAAAACATACAATGCAGTTTGTGAAGAATGGCAAAATATTACACTGCTATTTTCCGAAGAACAAATTGAACAATTGGCAGAGATTAACTAACCTCCCTTAGCAGGGACTAAATAATAAATGAAATGGAAGTGCAAAATAATAAATTGATAGCTGATTTTATGGGTGCTAAATACGACAAAGACACTCACTATACTATTCAATCAAATAATTTATGGTTACCTAATCACGGTATTTGTAGACATGACACTATAGATTTAGGAGCGGGTAAAATACTTAAATATCATAAGTCATGGGATTGGTTAATACCTGTAGTTGAAAAAATAGAGGCTCTAGGCTTTTACACATCCATAAGGGCAAATAAATACTCAAACGGCAATACTATTACTACAATAGAAAATAGCAATGAGGGTACAATAGCGGGTAATCTTTTACAATTAAGTATTACAGAGCAAAACCTTAAAGTATCCAAAATTGAAAGTGTTTATACCGTAGTAGTAGAGTTTATTAAATGGTACAATGAAAACCATTAAACTAACCTGCCTTATCCTGTTAATGAGTTTAGCGGGATTTGGCCAACGGTATAAAAGCCGATTAGTAGCGGATGAAACAACAATCAAACAATTAAAGTATTCATTCATAGTAAACACTTGCAATGACACTATTTTTAAGCTCATACAGACACGATTTAATGTTAATGTGACTGATTACTACAGAAAGAAAAGAAAGTCCTTTAAAACGTCTTATTTCGATTACACGATTAGGTTTAGACAAACACAATTAACAGAGGTTGAACAATATTTAAAAGCACTATAGAATAATGGGAAATTTAAGAGAAAAAGCACTAGATCAGGTTTTAGACATTCTAGGGGATATACAGACTTACAATATTTATAGTTCGGTATCTGATTTAATAAGTGAAAGTAAAGAGCAAATATCGCCTGAACTTAAAGCATCAATACTACGTGTTATAAGTGAAACAAGCAATAAATTCATAAATAGCAACATAACACACGCCCAACAATGGGTCAAGGCAATAAAAGAGGACTCAAAATAGCTAACATTCCCTAATGCGTAAATCCGTCATCGCACCGGATAGGGAACCAACACAAAACATATAGTGTATAAATGTATGTCGTATTGCAATGTTACGTCATTGCAGGTGTGCTAACCAAAAAGCTAGGGAGAAAAGACCAACTTAACCCGAATCAAAATCAAAGGCGTAACTTATCCTTAACGGATTTGTAAAAGGAGTCTAAACAACTCGCATCGGTGAAGAATACAACACCATGTAAAACGTGCCCCATGTATTTGAGTGATTAGCTTGCATGGTAAATTATGTAAATACGCCTATGCAAGTCCGAAGCCTTGATGAAAAAGTATGACGGCATAAACCTAAAATAAATGAAATATGATTTGTAACAGTTGTGGCGGTGTATTAGGGCGTGACTGCTTTAATCCCGTAGAATGTGAATGGATTACTAGGCAAATGGAAAGAGAAGATTATAGGCAAGAAATAGAGCCTCTACTCAAACAGGCTAACGATACTATTCTTACCCTTCAATTAGCTAATGAGCAATTGCAACATGAGGTTGAACTATTGAAAGAACAAATAAAATAAGGATATGGAACAAAACAAAATACTAATTGACGTTGAGGACGTTGAGAAGACTTTAGAACAAATTGATTTTAAAGGGATGCGGGTAAAAAACAGTTTAACTCTACGTCAAGTTGAGGGTTTAACTGGAATATCAAATCCTTATCTATCCCAAATAGAGCAAAAAAAGGTGCCAAACCCATCATTTAGGGTGGTAATGTTGCTACTTAAAACATACGGGATTACATCGGCTTGAAATAAATCGATTGATAAAATGGTAGTTATGCTTACTTTTGTAATGCAAGTTATCCAAAATACTAAGCCATTCAGTCGCCAGATTAGAGTGGCTTTTTTATTTAAGTAACAATTCGTAATATTGCATATCGGTTGTAGATGTTGTACCGATCGGATAACTTGCAGAAATCCACACAAAAATAACAAGTTCAAAGTTCTGTCCATTAACAGTGGGAGCAATGATTAGGCGTCAACTCTCGACCTTGAAGTGAAAACAAGATAATAAATGGAATTGCTGATGAATAAGAACCTACGGTAGGAGTACACAAAGGGGAGGGACATCAGGTAGACGGCGAGCATGGATAGTAAATGCTAAACCAATCAAAGGTTAATTACACTATCAAATTCTTTAAAGGCTTAAATTATGAGTCTTCAAGGGATATAAGCCTAGCTATGCACAATCAACACTAAACATAATCAAATGGAAACTATACTATTCCTTACCCTACCTATTATTCTATTAATACTAATTGCTTTGTTTGCTGATTGGCTGACGAGCAAGTTTGATAACTAAAACCTAAAACAAATGAAAAATAAACTTGAAATGCTATCTATACTTGCCGCAATATCAATGATGGGAGGTAATAATACTTATGGTTATTATAATAGAAGACCTTTAAGCGAACTAAAAGAACACGATGTAGAAGAACCGCCACAGCTAGAGTTATATCCTCCTATCGGCTTAAATCGTGAATTTGTGAATATTAAGCTTACTAAACATGGTTACACTTGTGAAATATCAGGAGCAATACAATATGCTAACCAAAAATCAAGGATTAAACATCTACGTAAATGGGAGGCGATAACTAAAAATTGGTTCTTACACACTCCGATTAACAGGATTATACAAAAACACTTTGTGTACGTCTTGAATATCGAAGAGTTAAATACTATTAACACACTTACTTTAAAAGCAGATGGAAAACAAATCTAAATTCAGAGAAACACAACTAAAGCTAATTGAAAAATACCTCAAACAACCTAAACCGCCGATGATAAAGATTCATTCCGGCTCTATGGCACTACGGTATTCTATGAAAGTATTACTTCACCCTAATATTGACCAACTTTATTTATGACAATCCTATTAATCTGCTTATACATCTGCCTATTGGAGATCCTAAGCGACTGTCAAGAACTAGACCCTAACGATACTAACTTTTAAATATAATCAGTATGCCAAGAGAAAAAATAAATGTATGCCTTTACGATACGGAAGGACATTTCCTTGAAAACTTTGAAAGCTTATCCGAATTAGCTGTATTCTTAAAAGTTGCTCAACCGGAAATATCTCAATGTATAAATATGGAGAGATTGACTGTTAATGGTTTTCAGGTCAGGAAAAGGACAAACAAAATACAGCCTGAAAGAATAGGGGACGTTACCGGATTAAGAGCTAATACTTTTTGTGTTGCTAAATACTGGAATGATAGGCTTATTACTGTTTATAGGTCTATTAATGATGCATCAGAAGCAAACGGCATAAGCTCCGGAAATATATCTGCATGTATTGAAAATGGATGGAAGTCTAAGGGATTTACTTTTAAACGCATATAACAACTAAACTAAGATGGAAAAAGATTTATTACCCGAACACTACACTTATAAAAATCAACCTTACTACAAAGGTGATGGAGTTTTAAATGTTACACAACTAGAAACATTAGCTAAGGATTTTACAGAATATGTACATCAACAAGCAATCATAAAAGACAAGTTGATAAAAGCGCTGAATGAAATTAACAATATTGATACATCTTATGAAAAGTCAATTAATGATACATGGATTAGAGGTCGTTCTAGCGGAGTATTAAAATGCCAAAAAATAGCACAAGAAGTACTTTAAACAAAACAACATGGAAACTAACACACGTATAAGCCTCACTAAGGCATTACAAAACAACAATAGCATAATTGACTTACTTACTAAAGATAAGACCAGAGAACAAGGCATTGCGCTTCTAAGCGAGAAATCAAATGTATCTGTTAACTTTCTTACTATTCACTTTGCAGAGGTAAGGAGAATGGTATTTGAATTAAGTATGTAGGGACATGGGATATTACACAGGGATAAAGGTTTGTGCCGGATGTAAGAAATCAGGCAAAGAGAAACCTAGATTTGAGGCTGATTCGTTATGTGAAGAATGCAAAACTGCCCTTAAAAAGGGATATAACCTAATTAACGATGAAAATGAGTCATACATACGAGTAAGACAACATCACCATGCCTTACCAGATGGACAATGTAATGTCCTGCTACATGAATTACTATCAGGAATTAATAGACAAGAAAAGGATTCTATAGGCATGGAACACATTTATTATTCAACGGGTGATAATTGCAGTTACTACAAGATAACCAACAAAGCATTTAAGGCATTGCAAGGCTTAATTATAAGGTATAATGAGCTGATAAGAGAAAGTCTATTAAAAGGCAAGGAAAAAGGCTCTAGTCTATTATTCCAGTTAAACAACGGTGAAATTAACATGAGTGATTTTGAAAAACTAAAGAAACAATAACGTGAAGGATTTTAAAGAACAGGAGATTGCAATCAGAATTGCTCAAAACATAAGGTCAGAAAGATTAAAGCAGGGGATTAAAGCCGTAGATATGGCAGACCTTTTAGGTATTAGTGCCCCAAGCTATTCTCAACTTGAGACAGGTAACATTCTATTTAGTGTAGAACGTATTCTTAAAGTATGTCAGGCATTACAAGTGCCATTACATGCAATAATTGAACATGAGCTAGTACCTAAGATAGATGAAGAGATTGAAAGGCTTAAACAGCAAGCGGTAAGGGATAAGGAATTGATTATTGATTTACAGAACAGACTTTTGAAAGAGAGTCGCAAAAAGAAGTTGCTATGAGCAAACAGAAATACTACCCCATAGCAGAAACAGTAATTGCAATAGGTATTATATGCCTTTTGATTGTTGTACTTGATTACTTTAAAATTATCCACCTGACACCTTAAAACTATGGAAGACAACCTAAAAGTATTAAGAGGCAAAATAGAAGCACTGATTGTTGATTTAGATGCCGATGAAAAGGCTGAACTCAACAAACCTAATTCTGACTTTACAGAACTAGTTAGTATCACTTCTAAAATAAATGCCTACCGAACAGTAATCAACTTATTATACGAGCTATGAAAGGAAAACCAATAACCTTTACCCGTAATATTAACGGAGAGGACGTAGAAATAGACGATGGATATGAGGCGCTTTACGATGATTTTGAAGAAGACTATCCTGATGATACAGAAAGTCGCTTAGAACTGCTTAAAATAATCCAGAAAGCAGAATACTTTGAGGGAGAAACTGTAACTGAATTAACAAAGTTCAGGCCTAAATCAAAAATTGCATTTTTAGAGTACGTAGAATGGAAGCTATTCGATGTTGAGTTTAGTGAACAAGCTAAAAGAGAGATTAGCACAGTAGGAGAATTAATAGATTATTTAATAGAACAAAACGTATAACCATGATTATCACATTAAAATTAGAAAACACAGATTACAGTATTGAAGTAGAAGCACAGCAATTCATCGCCTATAAGCATGGATTAACTGAAAAGGGTGCCAACATAGGTAAAGAGACTAAAAGTGTCTTAGGCTTCTTCTCAAGCGTATCTAAAGCAGTAAAAAAGATTGTTCAAGACTCGCATGCCGATAGTGCAGATGTAGTTTCACTTCAAGAGTACACAGAAAGGATTGAAGCGGCTTATACAGAGTTAATGTTACAAGTAGATTTGTAGGCATGACACCAATGTTTAGGCAACCACGATCAAAGTTTATCCGCAAACTACCAATGCAACAGAAACTAGTCACCCAAGACGGAGAAGTATATAACTATAGCTTTAAGGGAGGATTACACTTTATATTTTCACACTTTATTAAATAACAAATGGAACTTAAATCACAACAACAATTAAAAGCTGAACTATCAGCGCCACTACCTAAAGAAGCAATTAAGCCTCACCCAACCAAAACATATCTAAGCAGCATTAAAGCTATATACGTCACCGAAAGACTAAATGATGTGTTCGGCATAGGAGGATGGAAGCTTTCAGTGAAAGAGATTGAAAGAGGTGATAAAGGAATGGTAGTTGTAAAAGCAACATTAGAGGTGCCGGATTATGGTATTTACTATGAAAGTTATGGTGGGAATGATAACGGTGGAGACGGCAGTAAGAACTTTGACCTTGGAGATGCTTATAAAGGCGCTACAACGGATGCAATCACAAAGATAGGCTCTTACCTTGAAATAGGAATTGAGGTCTTTAAAGGGCTTGTATCACCTCCGTCTAACAATAACAATTCAGGAGTAGAACTTCCTTGGCTGAACGAGAAGGATACAGCTAATTGGGCAGAAAGTTTAAATATCCTAAAAAGCGGTGGAACAGTTGCGCAAATCAGAGCTAAATTCAGAATATCCAAAGAAGTTGAGGCTAAAATTACCGCAGCAGCAACCCAAACCACTACCGTAGCTTTAAAATGGCTAAGTGAAGCAACACCTGTACAATGGGCATGGGCAATAACCAAAATCAAAGAAGGTGTTACTATGGATAAAATCAAAGAACACTACAAAATCAGACCAGAAGACGAAGTTAAACTTTTAGCAGCAGCGAAATAAATATAGGAGATAAATAAATGAACCCTTGCACTTATGGACCTCTTTTAGAAGAATGGAGTCCTGTAAAAGGTTTTGATGGATTTTATTATATAAGCAATTATGGTAAGGTCATATCAGTTAGAGTCAGAACTAATTGTATCACCGAAGTAGAAGTAAAAACTACAAAAAATACCAATGGATATTTAATGTTTGGAATATACATAAACAATTTTAGAAAAACTATTCTAGTTCATAGAATGGTTGCAATGTGCTTTATACCAAATCCTGAAAATAAACCTTTTGCGAATCATAACAATTGTATTAAAGATGATCCATTTGTATTAAATCTATGTTGGATGACCGGAAGTGAGAATACACAACATGCTTGGTTAAACGGCATGATGAAGTGTACTAAGCATCACAGACGATCTTTAACTAAAGATGATGTTGTTAAAATAAGATTAATGTTAAAAACAGGCGCAAGTTTAAAAAGCATAGCTGACTCATTTAAAGTTGCGCCATTTGCTATTTCCAAAATAAGAGACAATAAAACTTATAAAAATATAATATGAAAAAATCAATTTTTAATATTGAGGCTGAATACATGGATCTTGCAGAGTCCATAATCGAAAATGGAGGCGAAGTCAGTCCAGAACAAGAACAAGCTTTGGCTCTAAACAAGGAATCTCTTGAGGTTAAAGCTGTAAAGTATGGCTACATAATAAAAGACGTGTCTAATGACATTGATGCTATAGATGCTGAAATTAAGCGATTAGAGGCTATGAAAAAGACCAGAGAGAATCTGATAACCAAACTAAAAGATACGGTCTCTACAGCTATGAAACTGTACGAAATCGAAGAGATTAAGTTACAGAACCTAACCATTAACTTCCGTAAGTCCACAGCATCAGAAATTACAGATGAATCGCTTATCCCTGCTAAGTACAAGAAAAAGAAAATCACTACTTCACTTATGAAAGCGGAGATACTAGCAGACCTTAAAGCAGGGAAAAAAATAAAAGGTGCCGAGTTGAAGGAGAATAAAAACATCCAATTCAAGTAAAATGAAGTTCAGCAAAATAACAGCAACCAAGTCGGGGAATCTATTAGGAACTGAACCACGTAAGTTCTACATGATACTTGTAGGCAACAACGTACATCTTCTACCTATAGACTCCGATACAGAGCCTTTTAAATATGAGAGCATACATGATATGCTTGAAGAGTGGATTAACATAACTAAAATTTAAAAAATGAAATTCAAAAGAAAGCCTAAAGTGGAAGGAGAACCTGATAAACGAAAGATTAAATCAGTCAAGAAAGAACAGGATGGAATTACCTTCGATAGCACACTTGAACTCTATATGTACAATCTTTTAAAGGATAACAACATTAGATTCGATTTAAAGACTACTTACACGCTACAGGAGGGGTTTACTTATCGACATGAGGTCATACAGCCAATGAGGTGTACGCCTGACTTTATACTGCTTGATTACCCTATCATAATCGAAACAAAAGGATTTGCGAATGAGCTTGCCCCTATTCGTTTTAAGATGCTTAAATACCATTTTTACAAGCAGGGTAAAGAGATAAACATCTTAATGCCCTCTAACCAACTTAAATGCCGTAATGTGATTGATGGGATTCTAAATGGCTTTAAATTAGAAGAGCCTTTAACAGAACATGCAGCAACAGCAAGAAAGAACAAGTTGAAGAAAGCAGGTTTCGTGTGGAAAGAAGGAATGTGGGTTAGTAACGATCAACTTTATATGGCTGATTGGATTATGAATATCCCTAAATATGAATTTGAAGAACTTTTAATTTCAAGCAAATAACATGAAAACAATCATCCTTATTGCAGTTATTACGCTATCATCATGCAGTAATAGAATATGTCCGGCTTATAATCAAGGGAGGACTCATAACATTTTAAAGGGAAGAAGTTAAATATGAAAACAAACATGGAAACATTAGGAAAAATAGTATTTGCTGTAATCAGCATCGCAATAGGCACGTTAATATCTGCCTTTGTACTCGTTAAACTTTGGGGATGGTTTATAACCCCTACATTCGGTATAGTTCAGCTTACAATCCTTCAAGCGATTGGATTTGACTTAGTAAAACAGTGGTTGATATCTGGAATAACACTAAAATTGGCTGATATAAAGCCAAAGGACGAAAACAAATCATTCGGTCAACAAATGGTAGAAGCATTATTTGTTAGCGTTGGAATAGGTGGTTTAAGCCTTTTATTTGGATATATAGTTCATTTATTAATGTAAAATTTAAAACAACAAGACATGCTTAAGTATCCATCGATTGAACAGTACCGAAACGTGATACGTACTGTAAAAACTAATCACGACTATCAAGGGAAAGATGAAGAAGGAAATGCTATTTATCAGCATCTTTCAGATTATCCAACATTAACATTCAAAGGCACAGTTAAACTTCACGGAACAAACGCTGCCATTGTAAAGTACAAAGACCGGATTGAATACCAATCTAGAGAGCGAGTTTTAGAATTAACTTCCGATAATGCAGGATTCATGCTTGCAATGAGCGGAAAGAACACAGACTTTTTATTTAAGGGTATCAATTTTCAAGAAAGCATTGCTGTTTATGGCGAATGGTGCGGAGGCAGTATTCAGAAAGGGGTTGCACTTAATAAACTTCCCAAGATGTTTGTGATTTTTGGTATTATGGTAGATGATACTTGGATAGACTCTTCCATGTACACAGCTCAAGATAATTCCCAAGGAATATACAACATCAATCAGTTCCCGACATATACTGTAGAAATTGATTTTAACAACCCTGAATCGATTCAAAACACTTTAATCGACTTGACTATTGCTGTAGAAGAATGTTGCCCTGTAGGGAAGCATTTTGGTGTTGAAGGCATAGGTGAAGGAATTGTCTTTACATGCACTACCAATCCGCTTCTAAAATTCAAGTCAAAAGGAGAAAAACACTCTTCATCCAAAGTGAAAAGTCTAAATCCAGTGGATACCGAAGAAGTTGAATCAATAAAAGAGTTTGTTGAGTATGCTGTAACAGAGAATCGCCTACAACAAGGCTTAGAGTCTCTTAAATCAAACGGAATAGAGTTGAGCGAGAAAAGCACAGGTGACTTTATCCGGTGGATTGTAACGGATATTATCAAAGAAGAATCAGACACCATTGTAAAGAACCAAATCGACATCAAAAAGGCTAATGGTAAAATAGCTTTCAAAGCCAAAACATGGTTTTTTAATAATATTTAGCAAAAGGCTTTGTGCAATAAATAAAATATCCGTTCTTTGTGGTACAATATCAGATGCTTTGGACGGCAGTAGATATTAATACAACAACACACCATAAAGACACCCCAAAAGGGTCTCAAGTTTTAGGAAGAATACCAAAGGCCGTCCAAAGCATTAAACAGGTATTCCGAATTTACACTTGAGACCCTTTTACTTTGAAATACAAAACCCCATACATTAAAGGCAAGAAAGCATGGTTAACACTCAAGTTAGTCAGGACAGCCAACAAATACGGCTTTCTAAGCACACTTTCTTATTGGGTTCAAATTCGTTCTCTGCACAGAAAAGGTAAAATTTACAAATACTCCGTTAGGAGCCTCGCTAAGCAAATAAAATGCTCACCTAGCACATTATCCATTCACCTCAATGTTATGCGTGAGTGGAAGCTAATAAGCGAGAATAACGGCAACCTGCTTATTTCAGGTAGAGCCAAAATATTAAAACATTACAAGTCGGCAGAATTTCCAGTTAAAGTTAGTGCCGACAGAAAAGAACAGCATGTAATCATAAAAGCATGTTTAATAAAGAGAAAACTTCACGAACAATATAAAATCAATAAGTTAAAGAAGGAAATCATAAAGATTCATCATAGCAAGTCTTCAAAATTTAAGCTCACTAAAAAGATGCTTAACCTACAGAAAAAGCTAAATCTAACAAACCACCAACTCGAAACTTCCATAACAAACGATTTTATTTTGAGCAACAAGAATATAGGTGCCACTTTTTACCGTTCACAGACTACAGGACTTAGGCTTCAAAAACAGCTTAATAAACTGAAAATAATAAAATCTGAACGGAACTATAAAATAGTTGAACCATTCCCTATCTCATACAGAGAGTTCAGGGAAAAATATATCAGCAATAAATTTAGATATTCTTCAAAGACAGGACTTGTTTTTCTAAGCTTACCTAACAAGATTAAAATTCTAGGAGGCGCACAAAAACCAAAGATGAAGAATGTAGTATTTCATAAATCGATCACTTAAACTAAAACAGAAATGAACTTAAAAGACTATCAAAACGAACAAGAGAACCTAAGCCTATTAAAGATAGTAGGTAAGAAGGTAAAAGACATTACAGGATATGTATCAATGGAATTTGGTAGTCCTGTATTTAAAGTTAGCTTTTTAGTATTTGAAGATGATACTGAACTATGGTTTGAAGGAGAGCATGACTTTCCTTATGTAACTAATTCTGCCGTTGACTTGCTAGATGATGACCTTCTACAGGAAATATACGATGCAGAGAATGAAGACGAAGACGATAATACTTTTTAATTATGAAAAAACAACTCACACTAGAGCACTTAGCTCCTTACCTTCCTTATGGATTGAGGATATATAATATAATGGACAAATCAATAGTAGAAATGTCTGTTGAAAGCGAAATATATAAATACGAAAGGAAAACAGAGTTAAACGGCATAGCTTCCATAATGGTTGTATTGAATATTAATACTCTTAAACCTATCTTACGTCCTTTAAGTGACTTGAGAACCGAAGATTATTCAGAAATGACGGCATCTTTAGGATTATACACAGGAGCAGATATTGACTTTGTTATTGGGGCACCACTTCAATTACAGTATAACGACTTAATGACTTTAGTGAAGAATGATTTTGATGTATTTGATCTTCTGTCAGATGGACTAGCAATCAATATAAACGACTTAAACAAATAGAACATGACAAACGGAAATGACCCTTACTTCCCTAGTGTTTCATCAACAAAAGACGAAGGAGTATTAATCAGGAATGAATTTGCTAAAGCAGCTATGCAAGGCTTAATATCAAGTTGTGATTGGAATACAACAGCATTAGACAAACAGTTAATATTAGCCACCGCAGCTAAATCAGTTGAACTAGCTGATGCTTTAATTGAGGCCTTGAATGAGGGGGAGTAACATGGGAATGTACACATGGTTATCAACAGAAGAATTTGAAAGATTCTCTTATGTAACAGATAAAGAATTAAACGAGTTATTAGCCGATGTAAGGGATCTTATGCCGGAAGTATACATTAGTGAGCGTGTAGAGATTAAAAGGTCTTGGTGGGGCAGAGAAACGCATACAACACGATACACAATCTACAATAGATGCAGACCTGACTTAGATGAAGTACACCACATGAATCTTCCTTCTGGCAATGCAGGATATGTAGCTAATTACTTGTACGGACTTATTAATGGATATCATAAATGTTTGAAATATGGAAATGCAGAAAACTGACGAAGAAATTACAGCAGAACTTCAAAAGTGCTTAGACGACCCTAGATACTTTTATAATACTTACTGGCAAATAAACGGTAAACCTGTTACTCCTATAAGCAAAGAAGATTGGGACACATTAACAGCGCAAGACGTAATGCTTATCAGAGGCAGAAATAGCTATAGGTCTAAAAATAATATTGAATCATGAAGAAAGAGGAAATAATCAGAATACTTGAAACCGGAGGCACTATAACTAAGACTTCGGTAATGAAGTTCAAGAGAAACAAGATAGTAAGAGGTTCATTCTATGAATATAGTTTAAACGGTGTAGAAAAGTTAACCAAAACACAATTTGAAAGCATATATGACTTATTATGTGTGTCTGACCACCCTAGTCCATCATCAACAAGATATAAGTTAAGAAAATGAAAAAATACATGCTTTTAGAAAAAGCAATGCGGGATTATCCTGCCGGAACTAAATTCAAATCATCAAGAAGCAGTAATGAAACCATTTCAAGCGGCAAATTTCATATACTTGATGATTCGGAAGGCATCGATGTCGTTATGGATGGAGGTGGATTTATTAGATATAATGGCAAATGGGCTGAAATAATCCCATCAGAGCCAGAAAAAACCGGACTACTTGACGGCAAATGCGCTATCCAAGTGAACAACGAAAGGGAGTTTAAGTTGCTGATGGAGTATTATTACTACATAAAGCAATGGACTTATTTTGATGGGGAAATGGAAACCAGAAATATGAAGTTTCCGACATGTGTTTATTACAAAGATAAATATGCTAGATCAAGCGAATCAAACGCTATAGATCATGGCTATACTATAATTCCATTTGAAGGATTTGCTAAGGAAAAAGGAATAGATGTTCCTGTTTACATTATGGATTCAGAAGACGGCGTGCCGCTTTATTGTGGTGATAATGCTCATGCTGTTTACAGAAAGTATGAGGGCGGTAAAAATCAGGGAGATTGGTATTACGACGGTAGAATACCTTTAAAATCAGGGATTCAATATACTTTTATGGAGATAGAATCAGTAGATAAGTCAAAAGCCTTCTCTACCAAAGAAGCGGCTGAAAAGTGGGTAGAAGAACAGAACAAGCCAAAGGAGGTAGTAGTTAAACTACATGGTGGTTACACCGTAAGGGTTGAAAAAGACAAAGCAACTTTTGCTATCAATAACTTCGGCATTACAGGAAAAGAATTGGAGGAAATTTACCAAACTTATAAATCACTGCAATGAGAAAGAACAAACAAGACATTCTCGAAGACGAAACCATAACCGTTGACCTTTCAGAATACGATGCTATATTCAAAGCAATGGAGAGGTGGCATGACCAAGAATCAGCTTTACTCAAATCCTGTTACGGTACTGCGGTAGAGAACAACAATAAGCTTGCATTGGAGAATAACAGATTGAATGGCGAACTAGAAAAAGCTAATGGATATTTAAAAGAAATATTAAGTGGTCTTTATCTGATAAAAGAAAAAATGAACATCCCATGACTAGACCTAAAAACAGACCGATGTACCCTGCATTAGAACAGCGTATTATCAAACAGGAGGAAAGACTAAGACTAATAGCAGCATATGCCGGACACATAGAGAGATCAAGTCTGGGGCATAAACATGAGACAGTTTATTCTAACAGAGGCTACAGATGTGAAACTCCCTTAAATGATGGAAAAGTATTCATGTCGGATATATCAGAAGAGTACTATCACATTCACGGTAAATCAATATACAGATGAGCGAATACAAAGAATTTACAGTAACAGGAAGATTAGGTATAGATAACTTAATAAGTCTTTCCCCATATACAGAGGGAGACTGGTCTCAATTTAAACCGTATTTTGAGAGCTATACAGAGGATGAATACAAGTCCGATCCTGAATCATACCACAAAAGAATTGAGACGCTTAATGAGTGGTATATAAAAGGATTAAAGGATGGTGGTCATTACGGTGAAGAATACCAAACACACTTCAAAATAAAGGTTATGCCGGAATTAAACGATAATGCCGAAGTAAAACCTATGCAGTGGGGTATAATGATGCCTTTAGGAACTATTAATAACGATGAACCGCCCAAATTCGGTGTAAAATATAATGATGATGAAAGAAAATAGACACGAACGCCATTCCCACTACTTCATAGAATGGGGACAACTATACGAATCATTCAGAAAGTCACGTGGAGATCTTGGATATAACTTTATAAAGGAAGTTGACCTACCTGACTGCAATAAACTAACAGAAGAACAGATTAAAGAGATATTCGATGGAGAGGAAACTTAAATTATGTTCAGGATGCCAGACCATGAAGGTAATCTGGAAAGCAAAAACAAAAGAACATGGGATGCTTTGTAAAGACTGCTATAATAAACCTAAAGTAGGTTATACCTTTAAAGAAGATAAGATAAGCTATGATGCTAATGGAGTGCCTTACCAAAAGGAGGTTAGAATAGTCGATATAAAGCCTTCCAATCAAAAGCCTATATCTAAAGTATCCGTTAAACAATTAGAACGCCTAAAGGAATATAAGAAGGTTAGAGACGCTTATATGAAAGAACATCCTATATGTGAGGCACAATTAGATCATTGTACAGGGAAATCTACAGACCTACATCATGGTCGTGGACGTATCGGGTCATTATTGACCGATGTGAGCAACTTTCATGCTTTATGTAGTTATTGCCACCACGTAGTAGAGACAAGACCTTCTATGGCTAAGGAATTAGGCTTATCAAAGAACAGATTAGATAATTATAAAATATAAGTAATGGCAGAAATAAAGTTAAAAAGCGGAGAAATATGTCTAATTGACGACGAAGACTTTAATAGAATATCAGAGTTTAAATGGTATTTAACTAAAGGCAAATATGCTAGAGGATATATAAAAGGTGATAAAATGAGATTTATGCACAGATTTATATTATCTATTTCAGATCCTAAAATAATGATAGACCATAAAAATAGAAATGGTCTTGATAACAGGAAAGAAAATCTAAGAATTTGCACTAGCAAGCAAAACCACAGTAACGTAGAGAAATATAAAGGAACATCAAAATATAAAGGCGTTTCATGGGATAAAAAGAGTAATAAATGGAAGGCAAGTCTAACGACAGACAATAAGTCTCGACATTTAGGATTTTTTGTAGATGAAGTGGAGGCTGCGAAAGCCTATGATTCAGCAGCTATAGAAATATTTAAAGAATACTCATGTATTAATTTTTCAGAACAAGCACTTAAACAGAAATAATATGAAAGCAAGACCGAGCAGAGAATTCATCAAAGAGCATTGGGAAAAAGTCCTTAGAGTTAAGTACCATTTAGTTGAAGCGGGAATAGACCATGATGGGTGGTACTCAAATCAACGAAATGGCGAGTGGTTGCCTTTAGCAGGTACTGATATGCATCTGTATGACTTTAAAAATAACAATACAGAAGTAAGGCCAAAATCATTAAACCTTGAACCATGAGTGAACACATACAATTTGAAACCAACGGTGTTACCGTGTTGGTAGTGCCAGTGCCGGATGATGCACAAGACTTTGAAATAGAATCTCTATTGGAAGAGGATTTCTGCCAACTAAACTATCTAACGGAAAACACCGATGTAGATTCTGGATTTTGTGGAGATTGGGAAGGTGAAAGCATTGATTTGCCCGTGTGTGATTGGTCTATCCATGCAGTTACACCAGAGATAACAGAAGAACAAGCGAGGGCTTTGACAGTTGAAATGCGTGACAGTGGATATCCCTTTGAATTTCAAGACCGCAGGGAAACGCTTGAAGATGTTCTCCGCTCCCACGGCATAGACCCTAAACAAAAGAATGTATTATTAATTAACCGGAAGAAATGATACAAAAATTAACACACATGTCTCTGTTTGGAGGAATAGCAGGATTTTCATTGGGAGCAGAAATGAGCGGGATAAGAACTATTCTTGAATGTGAAATAGAGGAATGGAACCAACAATTTCTTAAATCAAAAAACACTAAAGCAACAATACATGGAGACATCACAACTCTTAAAAATCCAAAAAGAGCAGACATTATATCGGCAGGATTCCCCTGTCAAAACATATCAATTGCTGCCTCAAAAAATAGAACTGGTATTGAGGGAGAAAAATCAGGACTATGGCTTCACGTCCTTAGACTCGCCGCGGAAACAAACCCAAGCTACATTATTCTCGAAAACAGTTCAGCCCTTAGATCACAAGGATTCGATACCATTCTCAAGGAATTTGCCGCCATCGGGTATGATGCGGAGTGGCAAACTTTACAAGGCTTCCAGTTTGGCATCCCACAACGCAGACGTAGACTTTACGCTATACTCTACCCCTCTAGCATCGGAGACAGGATGGAGGAAAGGGAAATTTTCACAAGGTGGAACAAGTTTGAGTACCCAACTTGGAGGGATACCGACCCTAAAGTTTATGGAGTGGGTGATGTCGTTCCCGATAGGGTATATAAGCACAGAGCTCTAGGTAATGCCGTACAGCCATTAATAGCACATTATTTATTCGAGTGCATTAAAGCTAATTATAATGAGGTTAACCCCCATCCTATAAACGGGAACTTAAAACAAGATTGAAAAATATGGAAAAGATTAAAATTAAAAGGGTGAAGTTTAACACCGGAGCACCAGATTTTATTATGAGCGTAGAATCGTGGCACATTCAAGGGGGATGGAAAGGATTTCTAAAAGATAATTGTATTTCCATCCGAGACGTTAAACAGGTTGACGGTGGTACAATGAGCGAAACCGAGTTATATAATTTGCCAGCTTGGGAGGGGTAACCATGAAAGATAATAAAACAGAATACAGCGTAGAGCAACTAAGCGAAAAATTTATTGAAGATAAGTTCCCTAAGAGTATTGGTTTTACTGACGCTGAAAGATTACTTTTAAAAAGCGGCTACCAATGTGGTTTTAATGATGCAAATAAACCAGTAAAGTCACCTTTCAATATTGGTTCACAAACCGCAGGGCGTGACATTGTGAATAAGCCCGAAACAAATGCCGTTACCATTAGTGATGAAGAGATTGAAACTAAAGCGGAGGACTATTCCAAATGGAGACACGAAGAAAAAGACATTTCTGATATATCTTTTAGAGATGGCGCCAAATGGATGCAGGAACAATTAAACAAGCTATAATATGGAAATAGACGAAGAACTTTTTAACAGAGTTGTTGGAGCATTAATATGCTTATCTATAACAGAACAATATACAGGCTATTTAGCAGAGGTATATAAGGAACGTAAGTCAAACTATATGGTAAACAAAATAACTGCCGTAGAGAAGAGCTGTAGCGCCTTAATGAAGACTTTAAACTTTCATTTGGATACAACCATTCCAGAAGTAAAAGCTTTGGTAGAATTTAAAATGGACTTGATATACGAGAGTACAACCCTGTCTTATGAAGACCAACATAAAGTATTAAATTTTGTAAACGAACTTAAAAAAGGAGAATTATGCACCCTAGCTCATTAAACGTATTTCCAAGTACATTCATTGGATTACCTAAATCAGATCAAAAGAAAATCAAAAAGAACATTGAGGATTATACTGCCGAAGAGATTGCCTCTATTGTATGTGAATCATTGAATATCCCTTTAGAACTTATTTATACTCCTACGCGTAAAAGGGAGGTGTCAGAGGCACGAACCATTGTTATTGGACTTATACTAAGGAACAATCCTACATATGGCTTAAAACGTCTAGGAAAGGTATTTGGCCGTGACCATTCAACAATCATCTATCAGAAAGACCTATTTGAGGACTTGTACGAGAAAAACAAGGTATTTACAGAGAAGGTTGAACGGGTATTAATAGATTTATAATGAAATTAGAAGATTTAACTATCGCAGACTTAAAGGCAATACTTGATGAAGCACAAAGCATGAGTATTCAGGTTCAGGAAAACGGAAGACTAGGAGACTTTGAATATTGGTTTGACTTAGTAAACCGTACAGAGGAAGTATTACATTTAAAAATAAAACAATTAATATAATGCAGGTAAAAATTAAAAGACTATCAGAGAATGCGGTTATTCCCAAGTACGCTACAAAAGGGGACGTTGGTATGGATATAAATGCCACAAGCAAAACAAAAGATTCAATGGGGAACATTGTCTACGGAACCGGATTAGCTTTTGAAATTCCTGACGAACATTTTATGATGCTAGTCCCTCGTAGCAGTATAGCTAAAACTGATTTGTTGTTGACCAACTCTTGCGGTATTATAGATAGTGGTTATAGGGGGGAAGTATCCTTCAAGTTCTTAGCTGCAACTAGAATTAACATGTACCAAGGAGGTCATGTTGAATACGAAATTGGAGACCGTATAGGACAGGCAATCATACTTCCCTATCCAACTATCCACTTCGTAGAAGTAGATGAGCTAAGCGACTCTGAAAGGGGAACAGGTGGATTTGGAAGTACGGGCAAGTGAGAACCTACTTTAGCGAGTCAGGAATAGAGATAACAGAAAGAAGTTACACAGAATATAAAAACAAAAGACAAATGGATTTAACCTACACAAGATGCTCATGCTGCGGACAGATGAACGACTGCATTGAGATACTAAACGGATTTTTATGCGATGAATGCTTTAGTGCTTTGCCGGATGACGAAGAAGCGGAGGACTAATGAAAGACCAATCAATTTTAGATGTTTACGAAACCGTAAGATTAATCGGCATCAACAAACCAGACTATGACCCTGATAAGAACCCTTTCTTAGATGCCGTTTATCTCTTCCATGAGGGACTTAAATACTGTCCGGCAGTGAATAGTGCTATAATCATCAGAAGATTGGAGAGAGAGCTAAAAGAAGCCAGATTGTACAATGATGATTTGAAGGAGGATATGAAAGTGTTAAGAGGTAGAATAGCTAAATACCAGAAATATGAGAAATAAATATTTTTATATACCAATAATAATATTCTTTACATCAATGTGGGCTATGTTAGGTATAATATCGATGATTCAAGACACGTTTAACTCAAATAAAATTGAAGTAAATCGAGCTAAATATTCCAATTTAGAATTTGATTCAATGTTAGTTGAAGATTCAAAAAAACATCGAATATATATAGAGAAAATGTTAAAATACTTTGATGTTAAAATGAAATATGTACGGAAGAGAGACAACGCCACAACACAGAAAGAGTTGAACAGATATCAAGACAGCGTTGTTAGATACACAAAACTGATAATGGGTGCAGACAGCGTTAATTTTGACAAACTACTAAAGTAAACCCTACAAAAAAGCCCTGCTAGAACTTAATCCGGCAGGGCTACCTATTAGAAAAACAAAACTACAAAGATTTAACCTCTTTACTCTCACTCTTAAACACTACTTCCGTAGTAATGAATGCCTGACCCATACTTCCAAGGTCATCTGAAATAGCCCTATTCACAGCACTAGCAATACCATGCGTTAGAATAGCCTTAGCGTCCTCTTCAAGCGAGTTAATCTGCTCAATGTACTCTTTCATGCTTTCATCATCCAAAGCCTCTTCTAGCCCCTGTAATGAAGCCAATAGCTTAGGGAGATACAATCGTATCGTAGCAACAATCTTATCATCCACATCCCCCGGAATAATTGCCGTAAGCACATCAACCACTCCACTGTCAGAATACTTCTTGATATTCTCCACCAACTTAATACCAATCTCAACCACAGACTTAACTTCGGGAGATACTTTTGAAATCAATCCTTTTATAAAGGAGAAAAACTTACTTATAAAACTCATAATCTTAAATGCTTAATACAATAGCCAAAAGTAACACAATAAATAGTACATATGCTCCTATCATCTTCCATACAGGACATTTTATATCATCCTTGCTGTCTTCATCATAATCTTCGAATACCATTACACAGCCTCCTTAATATTAGCTTCAACCACATCTACCTTAGCATCATTACCTGAAACCGTTGTAATAATTTTTGCAGGTTCGATAAGCCAGTTCTTTAACAGATAACCTACTCCACCTCCAATAGCAGCCATAGCTACCTGCTTCCAGTTAAAAGACATCTCTCCTGTTTCTATTACTTTCTGTATCACTACTAATGCCGCAGTCAATGCCGCCATGATACCTCCCCTTAGTAAATCCCTCAATTGAAGTGTGAACTTCTTACTTGCAATTACTTTTGTTGCCATAATATTTGTTTTTAAATTGTTACACCTAATAATTCTGCTGTCTTCTTGCCTACCACACCATCTACAGTAAGTCTATTCCTTGCTTGGAAGTCCTTCACAGCCTTATCTGTATCCGAACCATAGTATCCGTCCACTTTAATCTTTAAAGCCTTCTGAATCGCTTTAACAGTGTCATTCTTAATCAACGGATAGTTTAACTTGTACACAATCTTCATTGGAACAACAACCTTATCCAGTCCTTGTTTAGAAAGCCAGTCCCTAAAGTCAAATGCCGGACAACTCTTAATCCATTCCCACTTATCAATAATACCATTACCATTAGTATCCGTAGAGAAGTCCCTATGACCTAAAAATACAGCGTTAGGGAACAGTTCTTTTAGTCGCTTAATAATAAGTAGCTGTGACTTCTTTTGAGCCTCTGTGCGGTTGTCTATAGCGTTTCCTTTTGAATCTATACCGCCTTTGTAGCAAAAGTGGATAGCATTTGTATTATATCCCGCAACACCATTAGCAATTTGGTCAATCTCTACAAACTGTTCTATTGTTCCGTCAGCTAAAATATCAAAGTGGTATCCGGCCGTTTTCCATCCATTATGATTTTTCCAATAGTTGAACATTTCTTGTGTACTTTGATTCTGTGGAGCTGCCGTACAATGACATACGCACCAAGAAATCTTACGTGTCATTCCCTGCGGCATGAATATATCAGCAGCAGTTCTAATTATTCTTATAACCTTCATAATATCTTTGTTTATTCAAAGGTAATGACTATCAATCAATTTGCATAAAAACAAAAAAGGATGCACCATCCGGCAACATCCTTTACTAAACTAAACGCTCTCACACGTATCTTTTATTCCTTATGAAACCACGTAGGCTTCCAATTTATCGTTAGTAAAACCATAAATACACCCGTAAACAACATATATCCCCTGTCAGACAACAAACTGTCAACAGACTCTTCCGTCAGCTTCAATATCGGGTTAAATATAAACGTATCCAAATGCCTTTTAAATGCCTGATAGTTCGCTAATGAATAAGCAAATCCCATACACAACACAATAACTCTAAACTGAACGTCCTTAATACTATACTCATACTTAATCAGATACAACACATTGTGGTATACACAATACACTGCCGCAATAAGAACTAGCACATCAATAATCAACGTCATTCTACCAAGTACATTCACATATTCATTCATCACTTACTTATTTTTCATCGTTTGAAATATCAACAATCTTAATTGTCTTCTTTAACCGAAGGAATATCTTAAATAATCTATAACCCCCAATAATTGTTGAACCAATAGAAGCAAGTAATACGCCACCTTTTGTAACAGCGAAAAATCTAACCCCGAAAGCATCAATCAAATCTGCCTTGACAACATCTCTCCCCAAAATAGTATAAGCAATATAAAACCCAAAGAAGCAGCCTACCCCCCAATCAGAGATGACTTCCCTGAATGTTACAGGTGACTTTTTAGTTTTATTGTTTTCTTCCATCTCATTACTTAGGTTAAGAGCTTATTTTGTTCCTTTTTCTGAATATAAAAATCATAGTCAATACCTGCACAAGCAATATAACTATAATCCCACATCCTACTGTCAATACCTTATAGCCCATATCCCATATGGCTTGCATACTTACAGCATCATTCTTTACATCCTCACTAATCTTACTCTTTTTAGATAAATCTATATTCTCATTCTTGAGCCTCTTGTTCTCCTTCTCCTTCGTCAATAGCAAATCAAGTATCTTCTTCTCATTAAGCAAACTAATCTGCTGATTGTCCAAAATCAACTTATTGTAATTTACTGTATCCGACTTCACCAATGCTGATCCCCTCAATAATCCAGAGTCAATAATCAAAGGATTAGCAGGATTTAAAGCATGTCCTGTATTAAACTCCATCTTATGCTCCGAATAAGCCATTTTAACAGGATCTACGGGAGTTATTATTAGTTTTGATATACTAGCCCGTGTCGTTGAACAAGACTGTGAGAAGCTCGCAAAAGCAAGTCCTATCATTAAACTGTATATAGCGGGTTTGATGTAATTAATGTTCTGTTCCATAGACTTTCTTATTGTTATAAACCATGCCAATAAATCCTGCAATACCCATCATACACCAAAATCGAATTGAAGCGTTCATCCAAACATCCCCATGTAAAATAAAATCACTGATTATATAGTAAACAAGAAGCAGTAACCTAAATGCCAAAACAAAAGCAATTACTGACATCTCATTGTGAGTCTTTTTCTTTTTAAAGTTGAACGCTAAACCTAAGCAAACCAAATACGCATTGAGACAATAGAATATACCCACCCAAAAACTATCGTTATCATCTCCCCTAAGCATATAGAAAGCAAGCCCTGCAAAATACAGAGCAAGGCTTGCTATGATCCAACTGAATCTCTTAAACATGCTAAGGAATTACGGGTGGATTTTTTACAGGATGGTCACCTTGTGTGGCAGCACCACCCGATACAACGGTTAATTCATCTCCAACTGAACATCCTTGCAGGATTGGGTTGTTGTCTAAATCTTCTTGTGTTAGGATTTTTTGCATTTTATTTGGGTTTTAATTATTCAGTAAAAATAGAAACAATAAACCGTCTACACAAAAAAGCCTCACAACTTACGCTGTGAGGCTAAACAATAGATAGAGGATTACGCTTTTACCAATGTCGCTGTATAGGCAACAGAGGGCTTAACTCCAACGCTTTCTAGCAACAATTTAACACCGGACTCATAATCCACTGAATAAACAATACTAAAGCAAAAAGCATCATAAATAGATACAGGAGTTCCATTATTAAATCTAGGATTCAGTTCAGCATAATACGTGCCGGGGATAGTTTCTCCCGTAACTTGTCCGGGCAATTGAAAATTATCACCTAAGCGTTTCATAGCAATAGCTAAACTGTTCGTCATGTTACTTGCTGTAGTCGATGCTGCAATATCAGCAAGAGTAACATTAATTGTAAGGGTAGTTGGTTCTGTAAAAGGCATGATTATTTAAATTAAAGAGTTAACATTTTTTTTATTCCATGTTTTTCTTGTAACACCATTAGGTATTTTGAAAGCTTCCTCTATTGTCCAATTTTTGAACAACCTAGCATTAACTAAATTGTAGTTTAGATTTAATTCGTCACACCATATACCCAATGGTTGAGTCTTACTTAAATAAGTAACAAAGCGCGTATTTTTCATGTTATTATTTTGCTCTTTTATGGTAGCCCATCTGCAATTTTCAGGTGTATAATTTCCATTATTATCTATTCTATCAATCGAATGTTGTTTTGAAGGCCTATATCCCATATCTTCTATGAAATTTTCGAATCGATCTAACCATCTTTGACAAACTTTTATACCTCTAGCACCGTACTTAAAATATGACTTATCATTTGAATTATGACATCTATACTTCATGCCTGACCAAATTACATACTCCGTCGTTTTTTTATTATTAACCGCGCACCCATGTTTTTTATAGTTACCCTTTACCCCATCAAGGCTTATTATTCTTGTTTCTCCCATATTGTAAAAGTAATCATAAAAACCAGAAGTCCGCGGCATAATAGCTAAAAATCGGGTCTATAGTAGAATATTGACCTAATTGAAGCTGTGCCCAACACAATAAGTCCACTCCATTGAGCTGTAATATCCAAGGCTTGAGCTTGAGTCATGTCAGTAGTCAGAGAAGAATAGAATGTTCCATTGGCATTCGTGAGGTTTAATATCGTCCCGTTAGGCTGTATTATATCAGTAAGAACAACTTGAGTAGATATCCCTGTAGCTAATATAGTGCCTCTAATCCTAATACCTGCATTTGTAAGCCCTGCTGTGACACCTGTAGCATTTACCATTGCCACAATATTACTCCCCAACCTTACTTTAAGAGCTAAGTTCGGAAGGGAAAGTGCAGGAGTAGTTACAATACAAGCCATTTCAAATCTATATGGACGGTACGGCACAAGAGTATTAGGCTTTATAGTATCCTTAACCGACCCTAATAAGCTAGTCTCGTCACCTGTATTGTTTAACAGGGTAATATTAGGAGAGAAAGATTTTACTGACCCTACAGGGGTTAATAATGGCTTTGTTATGCTCTGTGCATATACCGAAGTCGAAAGCAACAATAGGAATAATAGTTTTTTCATGATTGATTTTTATAAAGGTGATAAAGTACCTTGTGAGGACGTAATTACAAAAGTATTTGCGGCAACAAGCCTAAGTGTTATCGTACAATACCTATCTGTACTCGAAATGCTACCTCCCGCCGATGTAGTGACACCAACTCCTTTAGCTGTATATCCGGCAGGAAAGTTTATACGCCATCCTCCTGCCCCTTCTCCGACTACCTGAACTAATGAACCTACCGTTGTAGCACTTGGTGCGGTTATAGTTGTTAAAGCCGCATTATGTGGAATATAAATAGTGTTAGCGTTTGCTGCCTGACTTGTTCCTGTAATCTCGACTACTTGTGTTAAATCACTTGTTAACGCAATGGTTCCCGTAGCATCAGGTAAACTCCAATTTCTTGCAGTAGTAATAAGCAATCCATTTAAAGACCCCTGAAAACTACCCTTGTAAAAAGCCAATTGATTAGGCGATAAAGCAGTAGCATTTGTGCCATTAGTAGTGGTTATAGTTGATCCCTGTATAGCTGAAAAGTCTGTTGGTGTTCCGCTAGTCCTTATATAGCCATTACCAGTAATATCAAAATTAGCAGTCTGTGAAGACCCTGTTTGATTACGTATATAATTTGTGCTACCACTTGCCGGAGCTTTTGAAGCTAATCCATTTGATAAAGCAACTTTACTAGCTATAACTGTTGTATCAACCGCTATCGTATGTACGGGTGTCGTTGTGGATGTAGCTACGCTTGAAGTAATACCCACGCCATCAACCTTACCAAAAGAAGTAACCGTTCCTGAACCTCCAGCAGATGGGGTAGGGATATTTAAAGTTGCCCCAACTAAAGTAGCAGCGCCTGTACCTGTTGTCGTAAGTGTTAGTGTGTTTTGTTTTAAAAGTGCAACAGAGTCTAATTCCCTTTTCCTTATCGCATGATTAGGATTAACAGGCGTGCCAACAATAGTAGTTTGCCCTCCAATGGAAACTCCACCTCCAATAACTAAACCTAGTGTAGTGCTGTTTCCTCTTGAAGTAACAGTCTGAAACGTTTCTGATATAGGAGTAGGAATATTTAAAGATCCTGTGCTCTGTGTAAAAGTAGCCGCACCTGAACCAGTAGTTGTTAGTGTTACTAAGTTTTGTTTTGCATTAACAATATTTTCGGTAGCTATAACACCACCTGTTGCTGGAACTGTTAGTACGGCACTTGCCTGCGCTTCTGGCATTCTAAAAGTGGCAGTATTGCCAGAAGTATTATAAATATTTAAATCATTGAATTTTACTTTAAAAAAGTTTGTATAACTACTTCCATCCAATGTTTCTTGCCATAGTAAGCCGTCTGGATTGCCACCAACCCTTGGCGCATAAAATCTTAATCCATTTATACCCCCTGCTGAAGATCTATTAAGTAGATTTACAGATAATGAGTTGCTTCCAAGAGTAGTGTTTTCAGCAGTAAAACCAGATAATATAGTACTTGTTCCTGCGGCTGTAGAAACTTTTTGTGTTGAGCTAAAAGTATTCCCTGATAAACCAGCCTTTAAGGAAAGAGCATTATTAACGAAAGGTTTCCCCGCAATAACACCAGCAGTATCAACATTAAGTGTTCCGCTTGAAGTTATAGGCGTGGCTGACGTAAAACCAGTTCCCGGAGTTATAGAGGTAACTGTACCTGCTGCTGAAGAAGTAGGAATATTTAATGCCCCTGTCGATTGGTTAAATGTAGCCGCTCCGCTTCCGGTAGTAGTGAGTGTAACTAAATTTTGTTTTAGCGCTACTGATGATGTAGCCGCCTTTCCGTCTATTTGAGTTTGAATTGCTGATGTTACACCGGATAAATAGCCCAATTGAGTTGATGTTATGGCGCTATTTGTCAGCCTACCCTTTGTGGTAGTGATAGGCACAATTCCTACGTTTAAAGTAGCATCATTAAGGGTAAATTCCTTTCTTGCCGTCCCTGTGCTAATGGTGAAATAAGGATTATCTGTCAGGAACTCAAAAGATCCAGCTACAGGCGTAGTAGTAAGTGTTCCGCTAGTAAACTCTAAAGGTGATATTGCCGTAGTACCGCCAAGTATCTTTATCCTTGTCCGGTCTAAACTAGCAGCGGATGAAGCCGAGCCGAAACTAACTCCACCATTAAAATGACTATATCCTTGACCGACCCCAAAAGCATAACTATTTGATATACCTCCGGTTAAATTAGCGCCAGCAAAAGGAGCACCCAATATATACACAGAATAAGCATTTGTTAATCCAGGCACTACATTAGAAGTATTAAATGTAGACCTCTCAAAAGTGACACCTGTCGCGGTTGCTATTTGAGTACCTGCCACCGAGGAGGAATCGGTATATGTAGAGGACTGAAAACGCATAAAAGCACCATTAAACCCAGATGCAGGCCCAGTGAAATTACCTGATCTTTGTATTTTTTGATCAAAAAGAGAAAGTCCTCCAACCCGCAAAAAAACGCCAGATGCCTGCGATGTTGATGTGCCGCCTATTTGAAGGCCACCATCTTTATATAGGGCCATCCTCCTAGTTGTTGTGATTGAATTAGGGTCAGGAGATGTATACCATACATGGTCAGTAAGCCCACCTGTACTTGTTGACGGCACCACTCTTCCATAATTTAATATATTTTGAGTTGAGTTTGCTTGGTACTCTAAAATATTTATAGTACTAAGCCCTCCGGCAGTCCATTGATTATTATATCCGTAACCCTTTATAATTCCTGTTTTAATTGATCCGGATGTTGCGTTTAAGCCGGGAAAATTAGCATTTGCTCCAAGAATCAACTCATTTTTTATTTGAAACCTGCCCGATGCCTCAAATAGAGGTCCCTGCTGGTTAAAGCTACGCAAAACCTTAAAGTCTTTACCGACAAAAGAATTTCCAGAAAGTGTTTGGTCTCCAAAAATCAAACTGTTTGTACTTACTAATGAGCTGCTAGATTTATTAAATGATTCACTCAAGAAGTCAGCCAACCACATTGCCGCGCTATCACATCCTAGAGCGGTTGCATGAAGACTATCCGGCCCTAAATAGCCTCCAACAGAATATTGTTTTAACTTCATTCTATCATATGTGTCTAAATACTTTAATCCTCTGCTGCTGGCAATAGAGTCTAATGCGTTAGTGTATTCAGCATGCCTAACTTCTGAATTCCTATTAAAATAAAATGGGTTATAAAGCACTATACGACTAGGATTCCAGTTTCGCTTTGTAATAGCGGTATCGAGCCATGAATCCATCGTGTTAACGAAGTCATTAACATTATAGAAAGTAGTATTTGCGTTAATTACATCATTCACCATAGGCTCCGCTATTAATATTGAATTTGTATTCGGAGAATACGGTATTTTATCCCTATTATAATAAAAAGAACTATCAGGTAAACCGCTAGGCGACTGCTGGGCAAATCTTCCTGACAAACCATAATCTACAGGTATAGCTCCCCAATAATCCGCTGCTTTATAAAGATAACCTAAATATTTACTCCCCATATTAAACCCTTCAGTGAAAGACGTTCCGTATCCCACTAAGTACCTGTTTGATATGCTATCTCCCACATATACTTTACTTGTAGAGTATATTGGATTCGTCGTTTTAAATCCCCGATCAGTAACATATTGCAGATTAATATCTGTCTTTTTAGGAAAAGTAGCATTTGATTTTTCCCACGTAGGAAAACGATACCAAGTATTTGTACCCACCCTGCCGTAAAAATTGCTATCCGTAGCATTCACTCTAAACCAAGAAGGCGTAATTGCTTGCTGTGTCGCTGGTGGTGTTGTTCCTTGACTCATCGCCCCTAAGGACATCGCCATTAAAATTAAAAGTAGTTTTAATCGTTTCATACATTTAAAAATTTAATAATTATAGCCGAAGCTGATTCGTATCCAATAAAGCCATTTACCTTTCCTGTAGCATAATCATACTCAAAACCAGATTTTTGAATACCATCTATATAAACTGAAAGAAGCGTTTTATTAGCTAAAGATTGTATTTCGCCATCAGTAGTTATGTTTGCGCCCGTATAACTGCCTTTCTCCATATAAATACCTATTGGTATCCAATCAGCATCAACAGTTCCCGGCTCTGTAGTAGTGTCATCTGCTGTACAGGCAAATAAATATCTAGTGCCACTATTGACCCAATAAACTACATTGTCTATTTTATAAACACCGTCATCTACCCATTCAGAAATTTTGGTTATGCCTATTAAATCTCCACCTTTCTTAACTAAGTCAGCATTCGTTAATTTAGACGGGTCTGGCCACCAATATTCACCTACCTCTGATTCATTAACTAAAATAGCCCCTGTAACACCTTTTCTTTTGATATTAGTATCGAAGTATCCCTGTATCTCTGCAAGCGAGGCAAAGGGTCTTTTTACACCTGTAGATTGATCGTAATACCAAGACTTAGCTGTGTCTGGCTGTCCTTGGGTTGCATACGGTTTATTTGAACCCGTGAACATTGGGCTTGATGGGTTATAGCTCATTGACTGATAATTTAAGTTTACGATTAGTTCCGTCGAACACAAATATTCCTGTTGACCTGTAAGCTCTTTTACTTCCAACTATTACTCCTGCATTCAAAGTAAAATCTCCCATACTTCCCTGATTCAACGAAGTGTTAAACCAGAAGTTTTTAGCTGATTCAGATTGAGGTTCGTCAATAGCAATATAATTATCCCCTGTGAGTACATCAGTAGGGAATTCAAGTTCATAGTTTGTAGCGCCTGCCGGAACACTTTTACTATAAGCATAAACAAATGTTGAAAGATCGATAGGCGTGTTACTAACCCCAAATCTAACAATAATGTTATTGGCGGTAACAGTAAGCTTAACCGTATCAAAACCAGTAAGTCCATTTGCATCGGTTACTGTAATCTTAAACTCGTATTGCCCCAAAGGCATATCTCCACTAAATCCTGTTACTGTAAGTTGTGAAGTTGTGGTTCCTGTCATTAAAACACTGCCTCCTGAAACTTTAGTCCACAAGTAAGATGTAATAACTGCCGAACCTTGAGTAGCTACAGCATTAAATACTGCACTCTGACTAGCTTGTTTTGTCTGGTCGGTTCCTGCGTTAACTGTCGGAGGATACTTGATAACAGCACTTCCAATAATTAACAACATCTCTGTGTATAGTTTTTCTGTAATGTCACTAGGTACAGTCTCTACCGTAACCCTATAATTTAAGCTATCAATGATGTACGACAAGCAATCATAGTCTCTAGGTTTGCAACCACATCCGCTTTTTAGTTCTGCCAGCCATTGATCTGTCAACACAAGGTAAACCCCTTCTGCCCGATCTAAATCCGTTATAATTTCTGCTATAGTACTCATTGGGAAGCGTAATTATATAAAGTGTAGTACGTAGCCTGAACATATGATTTATATCTAGGTTCATCACTAACTTTAGTAGCTATATCTGTAGCTCTCATTAGATTACTAGCGTCACTAAGAATATCCTTCATTCTGGCACTTGAGCAGCAATGTTTTTGTTGTGATACAAGGTCACTAAACATAGCGTTGTTTTCGTTCTCTACATCCCCGTAATCCAAATTTGGGTCGGAAAAGTCTATTTTTGCGTATATCATAATTTTGTTTTTTTACCAAAGGTATTAGTTTTCTCATAAAAAAAGGTGCCGTTTCCGAACACCTTGTATATCAGTCTTTCTCTTGAAGAGCTTTTCTAGTTTCCTCTATCTTCTGCTTAGCTTCTTTAATCTTTTCCTTCCGTTCTGCATCTGTGAGTGGTTTATCACTTTCAGCATCGGGAGTAAGTCCTAAGTAGTTTACAAACCCATCCCTGTAGAAACTGTTCCAAAAGCTTTTAGTAGAATAGTCAGGAGATATTTGTGGTTGTCCTGTAACGCCTCTATAAATATTTTGAACCTGTCTCCCGAATCTATAAGGAATAATAGGTAAAGACGTTTTACTTCCAAGCACATCTCCCGCATATCCTCCCGCTTTCTTTAAATCTCCTTCTGTAGCTGCTTCAATACTTTTCACAACTTTAGCTCCATCATCAAATGCCGCTACTTTCTGGTTTAGAATCTGCTGCATGAATTTACCCATTTTCTTGTCCTGTAACGCAAGTAAGAAACTTAAAGCAGGAGGAGAAATTACATTGAAGTACTTCTTAGCCCACTCGTTCTTTTTAAGCCACGCTGCGAGGTCTTTATCCTTTCCTGATGATATTGCCGCACTCGCTGCCAGTAAAGAGACTGTAGCTCCTATAAACACCCTTCCTGCTGTACTCTTAGCTTTAGCTTCACTCATTAAAGCATACTCCATGTCCTTAATCCCTTTTTCAGTAGTCAAGTCAAGCTTTCTTCTCTTTACAAAGTTTTCTAAAGGACTCCAAGCATCAACTCCTGCTTTTTGAAGCGTAAGTGTAACCCAATTACTAGCACCACCGACAAAAGGATTTAAGATGTTCTTTGATAAGATTGAAGTGAACGTAAGCATAGCAGCCTCATTCCACCTTTTCTCTTTAATAGCATCTTTCAATTTACCCTCATTGTACGAGTTTAACAAGCCTACAGTCCTAGAAGCAAAGTTATTCGCCTCATGCCCCATACCTAGACCTGCAACCGTATATCCTGCCCTGTAAGAAGCCTCAATCTGATCTAAGGTCAATTTCTCTCCCACAACCAATGCTTCTTTTACAATGTCCATAGCAAGCCTGTTCGTAAACTCTTTATTCTCCGGTAAAGTCTTTTTGCCAGATAATGTATTTACCTTTTCAATTATCTCTTTAGCCGTTACAAGCGCATCACTGAACTTTTGACCTGTTAGATTCTCTGATACATACTGTACCGCTTCATCCTGACCCATACGTTTAGGGTTGTTCTTGTCAGTAAGCACCTTTATAAGATTCCTTGTAAAGTATTTTTCTGTTAAGTTAGCTTTATTCAGACCATCCATACCTTCTAAGTAGATACGTCCTAATATACCGGATACAACAGCATGATACTTTCTGCTTGTTGAAACATTGTTAATGTAGTTCTCTGTAGCACTCTTTACCAAGAACGGATTGGAAATATCCCCATAGTCTAGTCCGGCATTGTAGATAGCGTCCTTCAATACATTTCTTCCGGCATCCCTACGCTGTTCTTTTAGCGCACTCGTGTCATTCTTCTCAAATGCAAATGTCAACTTGTTAAAAGTCCTCTCAATGTACCCACTAAGCGTGTTATCTCCTAACTGTTTTACTGTGGTCAAAATAGCACGTTGAGCCATACTCAAATATTCTTGAGTGATTTTAGCTGCTTTAAAGGCACCATTACTCTCATTCCATGCTACCTTACTCAACAACTGCTCTATCTGATGGTTAATTTGATTTACCGCACTATTTAGCCCAAACTCGTTAATCACCCTACCGTCGCTTCTTGACTGATACAATTCTGATAAACTCTTAGCAAGAACCTTAGCCTGAAAGAATGCCTCCTGACCAATACCATTAAGTCCAAGTGCATTATTCATCAGGTAATCGTACGTATCACTGTTCTTCTCAAACAAACCGTAGTTATATAATTCTGCTAGTCTTTTTGCTGTAGTCTTAGTATTGGTCTTAGGCTTCTCTGTATTGCGTGTTTCTAGCTCTTTTAAGCCCTTTTCTATTACAGAGGCACGTAAGTCATTGTATTCTTTTTCAAAGCTGTTCTGTAGCCTGTCAATCTCAACATCAGAATAGCCTTTATCCTTTAATACTTTCTCTACATTTTCCTTCATCCGGTCAATACTACCTTCTTCTCCGGCAAGTTTCTTCCAATCCAAAGTTTGTGTTTTCTCTTTACGTTCTACCACATTGCCATTGGCATTTGTCTCTTTACGTGTAACCGTAATCTCTCTGCCATATCCCGACTCAATCAAAGCCTCTTTGACAAATATTTTAGGTGTAGGGTCTAATTGCTCAAGAACTTCCAAAGCAGCTTTTCTTTCTCCTTTTAACCTGTTGATTTCAGGACTTTCTATAGGGTCTTTCTTAGCCTCACGTTCCTCTTTCTCTCCTTTAGCAATCTGATCGTTCAAACGCTCCAAGTCATTCTGCAATTTCTTTACTGCTGTAGCCTTCATCCGCTCGTCTACAATCGCTTTACTCTCCGAAGTAAGGTATTTCATCGCTTCACGTTTATAAGCGGCTTCTTCGGCTTGTAATGATTGCAATTCAGCGTCAGTTAATCTGCTTGTTGCTTTGAGTTCAACTTTCTTATCTGCTATCTGCTGTTTAAGGTCTTCAATGCGCTTTCTAATGTTCTCTTTGGCATCAGCCAACTTCTCTGTATCACTCTTAACATTACCTCGTTTAGTCCCTGCTTTAGTGTCAATGTTCTCTTCTTTGAATCCATCAAGCATATCCTTCCTAAACTCGTCTTCCTTAGCCCATTTCTTTTGAGTCTCCTTGATTTTGTTTATACCAAGCTCAATAGCATCAGCAATGTTTACTCCGGCCTTTATAGCTGCTTTAATCGTCGTAATACCTGCATCAATAATAGCAACCGGAACACCTATACTAGCATCATACGTCTTACTTCTAAGTTTCTTCTGAATCTTATCTAGTGCCGCAATAGCCTTGTCTGCCGCTTCTCTTCTCTTAGTAGGTAGTTTCTCGTAAATATCATTAACTTGCTTCTCTACACCTTTAGCAATAGCACTTTCAATATCAGGACTCAATACATCTACAGCATCAGTTTCAATTGTTTGTGCCTCTTTGTTAATCGCATCTGCATCAGCCTCTACAGCCTTCGTCAATTTATTTTTGCTTTCACGCTGATTAGAGCTAAAGAACTCTTTAGTTACCTGACTTACATCATATCCAACCCTAGCAATTTGACGTAAGATACCATATCCCGTAGCTATAGCAGCACTTCTCTGTTGCTTAGTAGAAATATCCCTCACACGTTTCAATTGCTTGTTAAGTGTTAGTTCATTCTCCGGCTCATTTAATATCCTTCTCTCCAAATCAAGCTCAAGAGATATAGTAATCAAACTCCTGTTCTCTACAGAAATTCCTTTCTCTTTATCTAGATAGTCAATCAGCTTATTTGCATAGTCGTCACCGAACTCTGTCTTAGCTTCCTCTACAACTTCATTACCATGTGCTACAGCCTCTAATCTTTTAGTCTTCTGGTATTCCTTCTCCGAAGCATCTAAGGTTCGTCCTGTCTCTCTCTCAATGTTATTTAACGTATTGCTGATTTCCTCGCTCTGTATATTCTTATAAGCCAGTTTAGTGAATTTATCGCTTACTCCTTTGGTTTCGGCTGTTGGTTCTGCTTGGCTTCTTTGACTTCCTGTATTTTCTTTTGCATTTGTTCCTCCGTCATTTCCGGTTGGTTGTACAGTTTCCGCAATAGGTTCAGCTTGTTGTTCGATTGCTCTTCTTTCATGTTCGATAAAATCATTTGTTGTTAATTCTTCGTTTTTAAATTCATTTTCAAATTGTGTAGCCTCTTCCGGTGTTAAGTTCTCCGCTTTAATCTTAGGGGCACTATCTGCCAACACATCATCAAACCTAGTTTTAAGTTCATCAAATTGTTTTGTAGTAATCTCTCCCTTGTTCTTAGCCTCCGTAAGTCTTTTTAATGACGCCTCTGCTTTAAGTGTTTTATTGCTTACTTGCTTTAACGCTTTAAGGTCATCTTCCGCTTTATCTAAGACTTCTTTAGTTCTTTCCGGTGATACACTCTCTTGAGCCACATTCTCTTGTACAGGTACAACTTGTTCAACTTCATTCTCTATGGGTTTAGTACTTTGAATTGTTTCTTGTATAGTTTCTGGAACCACAACTTCCTCAACAGGCGTTACATTTTCCTCTACGACCTCATTTGGAGCCTTTTCAGACTCTTTCTCCCTTACAGTAGTGTTACCGCCTACCTCTGTGTTAATAACCTCTTGTGGAGCCTCTGGTTTACTTCTTTCAGTCTGTTCAAGATTGTATCTTTCTTCCGTAATCTCAACAGGTTTTTCTTTACCTATCTGTTTAGTGTAAATACCTTTCTCTTCATCAAACGTATACTTCGTTTTAAGACCCGTAGCAAGCTCTCTAAGCTTATCATTCGACTGATCGATCTTATTCTCCAAAGCAATCTCTTCGGATCTTTTAATCTCTCCTAAAGCAGGGTCAGTCTCCGTCTTGTTAGATTTAATGACATCAAGCGCCTCCTGCATCTCATTACGTCCTGTAATCAAATCCACACCTTCATCAAACTGTTTAGGGGTAAACTGTTCAGGTAACTTAGAGACAGCATCAGCAATAACTATAGCTTGCTTTTGTGTATTCTCTATCTCTTCGGGTTTCCATCCTTGTTTAGCACCTAATACCCCAACATCTTCAATTACTTTAGCTACATTTTCAGGACTTCTATCAGCTTTTACAGCGTCAATAACCATATTTTTATATGGAGACTTGCTAAACATCATTCCTATATCCTGTCTCATGCCAAGACCTGCAAAGATTGGCGCATCTTCCGTAAGTATCTTTCCGATAGTATCACTCATTTCTTGAGGACTCTGCACCTGAAAGGCTTCCGATTCATTTACATCATTAGCTTTTTTCTTTAACTCATTATCCACATAAGCGAGTGCCGTTAAATCTAGTGAGGTATTACGATAAGCCTTAGCGCCTTTATTTAAGAACTCTGGAATCTTCTTAGCGATACTCACGCTCTGCTGTTTCATGGCATTAGCGATGCTCTCTGCTGTAATAGCTTCTCCTGAATCAACTAATCCCTTCATGGCATTAACTGTAGCTTGTCCGGCTAAGTCATCTCTAACCGCAGCAGGAAGCTTATTAAACAATACATGAGAGTTAAGGGTTTTCATCAACGTATAATCAGTAATCATCTTACCGACTCTATACATATCATCAGCACCATTCTTAAACTCTACACCATTCTTTTTAGCCTCACGAATCTCTTTGTCTGCTGTTCCTGCGCCATTCATAGCAAAGCTCATTCCCCCTGTAGCCTCTGCACTAAGCATAGCAGGTATAAACTCCGCAAGCGAACCTACAGCTCTATCGACAGGCGTAAAACCCCTAAAGTTATCTTCCAACCCCATAGAGGTCTTTTCTTCAACCTTATCTAAAAATTGATTGTTGATCGCTTCTTCTTCGGGAGTATAATCCTCTCCACCTAATACTTTTCTTCTGAATAAGTCTGCGGCACTAAATACACCCTCACCTAAATTAGCAGCACCTCTCGCTAGTCCTCTTCCTATAATCTTAGTAATTCCGTCAACTCCTGTTTGAACGCCACCCCAATAAGTATCACCATATTTCTTTTTGTAGGATTCTAACTTGTCATTGATAACCTTTTCTTCGTCTACAGAAGTATCAGGATTTTCTATGCGCTGTTGAGTAGTGAATTTAGTTGGATCTACTCTGTAGTTAGCCGCAGTTTGTTCTTGAAGTGTTATAGGTTTGTATGCTCCTAAAGCACTTAGATCAAGTTTAACTTTAGGAGTCTTTACAGGTGTTTGTCTTAGTTCTTTTGGTTGAACTGAAAATGATTCGTCTTGCAGATTTTCTGCTGCACTTAGTATGTTACCTGAACCAATTGAGGACTTTGTGCCAGATGTAGAGAGGGTTGTATTTTTTTTTGGGAGGTATGGGTAATCCATCCTCCTGTGTTGATTGTTGTTTTAAAGCCTTTTTTGGTGGTGGTGGCAATAATAAATCTTCTTCTTCCATCTTATTTTATTGTATATCCTTGTGATTTGTAATAGTCAATTAACTCTTTCTTAGTATACCCTTCATAGCCTTTTTTACCAACTAGTCCTTCTATCTTGGATATAGGGACAGTTTTAGTTGGCTTGGCAGCTTGTCTCTCACGTTCTGTCTGTATAGCACCTTTGACCTTACCTGCGGCATTACCTGTCTGGAATTTACTTTCGGATATGTTCTCTCCGGTAATATCGCTCAACAATCGGTTTAACTTCAACTTTCCTTCCGGTGAGCGCTTGTCAATAGTAACTTTGTATTCAGGGATAACCTTCATCCTAACCTTACCCTCCGCATCTGCCGATTCTACAGTCTTAGCAGGAACACGAATCTCTAAGAAGTTTCCTTTAGAACCGATCATGTTATCTACTTCCTGTTTATCATAGCCCGGCATAGCTCCCACAATAGCTTTAAAACGCTCTCCTGAACCCTCTACACCATTAAGCATGTCATTTACCGTCTTTTGCCTGTAAAGAACTCCTTCGTCTTCACCTGATTTCTTATCTCTAGCTAATCTTAAACGCTCCTGCTCCATAGCCAATCTCCTTCTTTGCATTTCCTGATCTTCCGCAGTATAATCCGGCAATACCGAAGACATCTCTTTTACTTTAGGGAGAACTTGATTAAGGTCACTCTGAATCTGATTGTTCCATTTACTCTTTGCTTCATACAGCCTTTTAGTTTCTCCGTTAACGTACTCTTTGTATTTATCACTGTTAGGAGTTATACCTTGTAAAGCAAGCTCTGTACGTAATTTAGGATTGCCGTTGTAACTAGCCTCAACAGACTTTTTAATTGCCTCCTGTGTATTAGGAATAGCCTCTAACGCAGGAATAGTGAATCCTTGATTACCCGTAAGCTCATTTACCCATCTTGATGTGCTTGGGTCATTAGAATAACCACTTACAATAGCACTCCTAGTTTGGTCAGGTAATGCTTTTACAGATTTGATTCTCCTATTCCCAACTACAAGCTCACTTCCTATTTGTGCCGGAGATACTTTAGCTAATACCGTATTAGGGTTAAACCTTTCTTCCAAGGTAGGAATAGGCATATTCATAGCTTCCGCATACGGAGTCTCTATAAACTTATTAAGATTCGCAACATCACTAGCATAGTATTTAGTCGGGTCTTTACGAACCATATCAAAAGACTTCTTAATCTCTGCCTCTGTAGACTTTCTGTTAGCTGTATCGCTTAGTATGCCTTGTCTCTCCAATAAGTAATTCTCTGCAATAGCTGATTCCTGTGGGTTATTAGCATTGTAGTTAAAAGGGTCAATACCCATTTGCCTTAATTGAATACCTTTCTCTAAATGTCCCTGATACCTTTTATCAAACTCTGGCTTCCAATATAAACCACCCTCAACCTTTAAAGCATTTTGTTTCCATGATTGAGCAAGTTGTTGTGCTTGTTGCTGACGTAATAAGGCGTTCTGCTGCTCTACTTTTCTATTGTAGTCTAATGTGTCGACTAACTTGTCTGCGGCCGTTGAGCGTCCTAATACGAAGGCTGAACCTGTTCCTGCTTGTCCTAGTGGTACTGAATTGTAATCTGTTGCCATTATATACCTCCTTGTAGCATTTTATAATAAGCTTGCTGTGCCGCTAATTGTTGAGGGGTTAATTGTTGCCCGGTTGCTGCTACCGCTTTAGGGTTTAGTAACGCTGTTCCTACGGTAGCTGCTTGGTCTAACGCTCCGTATACATTCTCATTTGCAGATTGTGTTAAAGCAGCTTTCTCCCTTAGTTTCTGTTGGTAGATATCCCTGTCATAAGCATTCTTATTTTGATATTCCTGTCCTGCTTGAGCATTCGCACCTAAAGACTGCATTAAAGCAGCATCAGCACCTTCAGCATTCCGTGTAGCTAAATTGTTTAGCTGTTGGCTTTGTCCATAAGCAATTTTTGTAGCTAAGTCTAATACATCTCCACCTGAACTAGCACCTTGTACGCCATTAGCGAATCCTGTAGCCCCTGCTGTACCTATCTGACCTACAGCCTGACTATAGCCCGGCATAGAGTAATTACCCGCTCTGTCCGCTAAAACCCTAGCGTTATCAATAACTCCGGTGTTCATAGTATATCCCGGATCAGTTGGGTTTATTTTATTTGCTTTTCGCTTTTGGAATATACCCGATATGCCTTTATACAAAGCAGGAACTAGTGAAGTTGCTATACCTGCTGCTGCTAATGCTGCCATATTATTTATTGTTTTAGGTTGTTGTTAGTAAGTATATTGGCTCAAAGATACAATTATATCGATTGAAGTTAGCCTTGTCTCGACTGTGTCTGCATTTCTGATCGTTATTTTCATTAGATTTCCTTGTAGTTCTGCGCCTCGCATCAATGCATCAATATCTGTTTCAAACCTGTCATCGTTAATATCTCTAAGGAAGTCTGCAAAATTATCCCCTTGTAATCTTTTGAATCTTCCCTTCTTTAAACGTGATTTCTGTCCGTTAGGTTTGCCGTATCTAGGCGGGACTTCTATATCAGGTACACTCCATACATGATTTGATTTCTGCCTCATACTATGAAAGTTTTTAACTTCTGTGGGCGATAAATTGCAGTAAAACGTAATCTCACTGTTGTATTGAACCCCATAAAAGTTATTCCGAACCTCATTTACATTATGCTCCCATAATCTACCATCCCTAAAAGTAAAGAACCCATTAATAAACTTCATCATAAACTCCGGCACATAAGAATAGTAAGTAACCCATTTATCAGCATCTTCATTAAACGCTAAAGTAGTTCCAATGACAAAACTAGCTTCGGGATATACCTGTAGCAATTGTAATGAACTTACTCCCGTAGCATAAAACTGAATGACCGTATTAGGATTGTTTTCAGTAAACGTCTCTTCGTAAGTTCCTGCTTCTGTTCTGCTAACTCCATTAACTCCATCTACGACAATATTTACCGTTCCTGACGCTAACGCTAGGATAGTATATTTAAACGTCCATACGGAAGCCGTAGACAGGTCTAGCGTTGATTTAATGTATCCTGAATTACACCCACTGTGATAAGCGATATTTCCTGACACTTCCCATCCCTGATCCGCATAGTCGTCCGTAGCAATTACCACCAATGACGTGTTTTTTAAAATGCTATATTGTCCCATCTATTTATTTTTATAAGGCATTATTTTATTTAACAATTCCTGACGCTTTTTACAGCCTCCGCAATCTTCTAAATTTAGAATCTTACTTACTCCCTTAACAAAAGTAAGGTTCGCGACAGTATCGCCTAACCCTCTTGGTTCAACCCTGATCTTTTTAACTTCCTTCATCTTCTGGACAACATTCTGTATAATTAAATTCTAATTCAAAATTACTACCACTAGATCCTGAATACGCTAAGTCAGCAACAACACATGGAGCACTTAGATCATCTCCTGTAATAAGATAGTTTCTAACCCCTACATCTCCGGCATTTCCACTTCCGTTATTTTGTGTATTTACCATTTTAATGTTGTTTATGCCACCAATTAAAAGAGCAGGATCAAAATAATAAGTTACCATATCCTCTAAAGGACAAACAAAGTCAGAAGACACAATATCTGGCGTACTTAATGAGCCTATAAAGACACTTCCTATCTGAGCATTCTGATTTAAGTCTACCGCTCCAATATAAACGTCGTTCAGGAATATATCGAAGTTATCATCAATTACAGAATTTGAATTACATATCTGGAAAACAAGTACCCTATCAGGACATACAGGAGGCTCGGGTACATCGCATGCAGGATCATAAACAGGAGGTACGTAATCTGGATCACTAGGGCTATTAGGCTTGGTTTCTCCTGTCAATGTGTTGTCGTAAGGCTTATACTGTTCTAAAGTAATAAATTTCCTCATGCCTGTTGGTGTTCCTTCTACTATCTCGCATTCTGAATCAGACAATCTTTGTCTCCATGCTGTAGTTGCAGGGGTGTCTACAATAGTTAAACATACCGTCTTAGGCTGACTCCATGCGCCCCCTATAAAAGCTCTGTATGTAAAGCTATCTGTTCCGATATAGTCCGTAGTAGGCTCGTAAGTAATCTCTATGCCACTTACACTTGTTGTTCCATGAGTAGGAGCAGTTACAATCTCAAACATAGTGTTACTTGGTAAAGAACTCCCATCAACGACCCATCCCGTAAACCCATCAAAATAAATATACTTGTTGTATCCCTCAATTGTGATTATATAGACTCCATTTAACCTATCAAAACCACCAAATATTCTCGCTTTATTGTTTACTGCTTCACTAATTAGCTCTTTTGCTTTATTGTCTAACCCATAAGTTTTACTGATTGGCTCTTCTCCATTACCTCCTATTCTTATAATCACACCTGAATTAGGGCTTACAAAGTATTTTTGTGTGGCATTACTAGTATAACTCTCTGGTACATTACCAATTCCTCCCTCCCAAGCAAAATACTGCATCGGGTTTAACAACTTGGCAGAACTCACATTTAAAGCCAGTCCGTTATTATCTTGAGTTATCCTTTCATCTACAGGAATGATACCCGTTTTAAGTTCCTTAAATACATATAACCGATTAGCATCAAACTTAGTCAGCATTATATCTCCGTACTGATCGTTGTTATCTACCCGATCCAAATTAGAGTAAATGTTAAGTCCGTTAATCCTAGTATCCTCAATGTAGTTTTGACTAAACCTAGTTCTGCTGCCAAAGTGAACCTCTCCAACACCTGTATCTTCTGCATTTACCCTTCCATTATCATTGTACAAACTAGAATAGAAGTCAGAGAATTGCGGATCTTCAACACCATCAATAATAAGTTGTGTGCCGGGAAATGAATTGTTAATGGGCATCTCTCTGTTTCTTACGTAAGCAGTTCCTTCATCTACCCTCACAATAGCGGGAGTAGTATCAGTTTGATCTACATCTCCACCATGATAAGCATTTTCTGTTCCGGCATTTATAATATTGAATTTTTTACCGAACTCATAAAACTGTTTAGACCCTAATGGATTAATCAATCCTGATGGCTTATAAAGCTCTACAATGGAGTTGTCCGCAATTGTAATAGTAGCAGGCTTACGAATCCTTATAGTGCCTCTACGGTCAATCAATTCATAATGAAGGTATGTTTTTGCAGTACTGTCCCCAATAACGTTATTTAGGAGGTAAGTTGTACCACTTGGGGCATCTATAATCTCCCTTTCATTCCCGTCAACAAGAATAATTTTTCCTACGTTTCCAATATTACTAGTCGTCACAGTAACCGTAGCACTTCCATTAGTAGTTAAGTTATCAGTAATATTCTCTGTAATGCCAGTATTGTAGGCGACAATCTCTGTCTCAAAGAAGTCGTAGTAATCTTGGGTATCCGCATTTTTAATCAACCGTATCCTATCTCCTTTTGTAAACTCATAAACAAGAGAGGTATTAGGGTGAATCTTTTGGTATGTAAACAAACTTCCAACAACCAAGTCTAAAAACTCCTGCGCATCATCTTCATTAACCGGAACAACTTTTTGAATAAGAAGTTGGATATAGTCTCCATACGTTAAATCAGAAGATCTAAGGAGCTGCCAGTACTTAGCCCATATCGGAGGTGTATGACGGATAGTAAATGTTCTCACAACAACTTTAAAGCCGTCTAGCTCATTTATTGTCTTGTACCCTACGATAAGGTCATCATTAGTATAACCTAAGCTCTTACGTCCATCAAAATCCTCGTATTCAAAAGCGAACTTTTCACTACCACCTAATTTTTGGTTGCTGATAGATTCTCCGGTGTCTTTTAACGTGTTAAATTGAACAGGATTTACAGAGGCACTACCTCCATTGTAATCCTCTTTCCTTTCTGACATAAAAATAAAGGTGAAACTAATATTACCCGCATCATTTGTTTGATTGTATATGTTAGAATCAGGAAGTTCCGGTGTTAATCTGAATATTCTCCCTGTAGCAGTTAAGAATTGAGTAAACTTATTAGCAATAGTAAGCGAACTATCAGTGTTTTTAGCTGTATATGAGAAGGTGAAATAATCAGAGGCACCATTTGTGATAGTTAATACGAAGGTATTTCCTTTTTTTACATCAGAACCTATTGTCAACGTCATCCTATTAAATCTACGTGGCCCCCATATTCCATTTTGTTCCAAACCCACTAAAGATACAACACCATTATAGTCCGTAACCAAACCAGAACTCATGTAGTCACCACTGTTAGGGGGAAAGCTCAAATTGAAATAAGGCTCGTTGAAGTCATTCTCCACACCATCTTCTAAATACAAATCTTCATACGTAACAACAATATCTGCCAATACCTGAACAACCTCAAATCCCTCGTATCCGTTACTTTGAGTCATAGCATTCTTTACAAACGATTGGCATAACGGCCTCTTAAACATAAACGAATACGGCAACAATACTTGATTGATGTCTAAAACCGAATAATTTCCCTCATTATAAAAAGTATATGTGTATTGTGATTCGTCAGAAAGGTTTAATCTTCTCTTATCTATAATCGCTACAGACTTCCAAGGCAACAACCCTTCATCATTTACCTCTCCGGTTGTACTCTGCATAGCAACCTCAATCTGAATAACCTCATGGCTACCTGTAGGAAAGCTAACTTCAATAGCGTTGTTTGCTGTGGGAATAACATTAACTCCTGTAAAAGGCTCGAAACTAGGCAAAGGTACATTGCTGAAATCACTAAATGTACTCTTCTCTCCATCTACATAATAAAAACGTACAGCGAACTTATAAAGTGCTCCATACAGCCTGTTAAAAGGCTTGGAAATATCTGAAATGTATTTTACTGTAGGAGCGAACCTAGCGGTTTGCTTATAAGCATCAATATAGCTCTGTAGAACGATTGACCCGTATCCGTTGGATGATTTATCCACCAACTTATTTAAGTTCGTCTTACGTGCGTTATTTAACCCATCAACCCAATGTAACTCCTTCCCATCTATCACATCCGCATGCAGAATTAAATAGTCAGGATTAAGGTTCATAATATCTATATTTCCTGTATCTGTAAGGTTTTGTAGTATCCGGCTGATGCTTTTAGTTAATCCGTTAAACTTATATATGCCATGAAGACCTGTCGAGTTGTATAGGAAATAGTAAAAGTTGTTGTTCTCTTCGTCTTTAGCGGTTCCAATGACAGTGTTTTGTCCGGCAGGAAGATCGAAGTCTACTAAAGTATTCCCTTTGACATTTGTAATGATACCCACATTCCCTGCTCCCTGTGATAACACATTGCAGTTTAAGATGTATTCAGCAAATGTATTAGGTATAACCTCCCTCGCTAAAGAGGTGGTAATTCCATCAGTAAAGGTATGTGTAGCTACTTGTTTTAATTTTGAAGGCATATCTAGTTGATTAAATATACCTCAAAGATATAGATAACTACCTAATAATTAGTGACGCTGAAAGACTTGTTCAGTTCAGCACTCGCATACAGCGCATTTTGGAAGTTATAAAGGCGTTTTAGCTTGTTGTAATGCTTCTCATATTCCCTGTTGTTCCATTCTGCCGCTTGAAAGTCTCTACGCTCTTCATAGAATCTTGCTTTAGCCCAATAGCTCAAACACATCTCCGCTTCCGAAGGAACTAATTTCAATCCATCAGAGATGCCATCAGACTTGTATTCAATAACAATCTCTGCTCCTTCCGGGACTAAACTACCAATGTAAATCTCTCCGGTTTTCTTATCGATGTTGTAATATCCGGCACAATGAACACCTCTGCCCCAACCATACATCTCTCCTAAGAAGTTGCCATTACGAAATACATTGTAGAAAGGAAACATATCTCCGGTGTATTCTCCTGCAAATATAGACGCTACACGCTCTTGAGATTGGCTCTGGTTAAGTTTCTCCCTCTGTACGCTTTTATCTAAACTAAGGACAGCTAAATGACCGTTATGAAGGATTCCTACTTTAGTCTCAAAGACGAAATTTTCAGGTAGGCACACGACGTTATCCGCAGATAAAACGGCTGTCTTTATATCAAACTCCTGATTAAGGAATAGATTTAATTCCCTCCAACCGCTTAATAGATGACGTAGTATAGTAAACTCAAATTTACCTGTTGAATCCGAAAGCCCTGCTGAAATTGACGAAGCAATTGTTTTAATAGGTATTAGTGCCTTACTCATGATTATGCGGTTTTAACTGTGTTAATATCTGATTTTACGTTTTGAAGCATTGCAGGACGTGACCTTTGGTCTGTAAACCATTCTACCAATATATCTAATGCTATCTTTTCTGTAGATGCAGGTAAAGGCAATTCATCACCGTCAAGCAAGTCCTCACACCTTACAATATACTCTCCGTTTAACTTCTCTGAAAGCTCATTAGTTGGGTAAACCTCAATGCCTGACTGACCTAATGGATAATAAAACCCCTGTCCAATGAATTTATCTTTGTAGTATTTAATTAATCTCCTGTCAGCATCCATTAAAGGCGAGTAGTAGTTTCCGCAGTTATCAAATACACTTCTTATGCCTTCATTACCATACAACCCTACATATCCTTTAGGGAGTGTAATTCTCGCTACACTCCCGCTTCTGTCAATGTCAATGTTTTCAAAAGTACCGTAGAACATAGAAGGTAAATCTCTGTTTCCCTCTTGAGATAAAGCTATATTTCTTCCGGCAGTAAGTGCGTAGTTTACAGCAGCAGGTAATAAGGCTTCCACATCAACACGCTCCACACTCATTTCGGTGTTTAATACGCCTCCACCTATTCTCAATATAACCGTCTCAATCGCTATGCCTTTGGTCATCGTATTATCCTTTTGTACCTACGTAAATTGTTCTTCCCCTTTTATCTGTACGTGTACCGAAGATAGTTTTAAACTCTTTAGAGATAAATCCTTCTACCGCTCCGGCACCTTCTACAGGGCTTAACTCGTTTTTAGGAATCAATTGAATGTTTTCTGCATACAGGTTAATGATCTTAGCATCCACTTCTGCTTGTTTTTCTTGAATAGTCATAGTGTTTTTATTTTAAATCGGTTTGTATTGTTCTGTTAATTCCTAGTTCCGCATAAGACGAAGCCAATCCTTCTTTCTGTTCAATTCCCATGCTCTCTAACATTAAATATACGAAAAGGTTGAATAAACCCTCTGGAAAGTCAATGTCAATCGTGTTTTCCTCGTCTACAACCAAGTAATCGTTGTCCTCGTCCTCTTCTGTAGTAAATACAATTAAAGCTTCTGTAGGCTTTCTAAGGTATGTTAAATCCACTTCTAAGTCAGGTGACCTTGGCAATAAAAATATATTGCTGTCTGTAAAGTAATAAAGAGTCCTTCCTTTAGATAAGTTAGGTCTCCTTATAGGGCTAGTAATATACATCCTAACCTCTCCAACAGAAATCTTTTTACTAGGAAATTCATCCGTTTCAGTTTTGTAGGTTACCGCTAGAGTCCTGTAATAATCCTCTACGTCCGTTAGAATATCTGTATTGAATAGTTTACCTCCGGCTTTAGTTATGCCCTCATACACCTTAATATGGTTGATTAAAGCATCCGTAACCTTCTGTGTGTTTTCATATTCATCAGCCCCTACAGCTAGTACGGTATATTGTACCGAATACAAGTTACTGTTAAACTCTTCGGCAGTAAAATAACCTGACGTTCCCGTTTTTGTAAGTGCGCTAAGCCTGTCCCAAAGTCTTTTAACTGAAATCATAATTCAAAGGTATAAAAAAAATCCGCTAACAAATTAATGCTAACGGACTCTCCCAATCTAAAACTTCAATTCTACTTATTCACCATTCTTTTCTTTAAGCCATTTCTCTACCGTCTTGTGGTGCGGTGGATTACCATATTCATCACTCAACTCCCTAATCGCATCTTCTTTTGTGTACATAGGAATCTTTTCAGATACACCAGAAGCACTAATCGGAACTCCCTGATCCGCATTCTTTAAATAATCAGGTAACGCATCACCAATAGTTCTTTCTGTAGGGTCTACAACAGGAGCAGGGTTAATAGAAGCCTCGTATGCAGCTAAATCCCTTTTAGCCTTCTCAACTGCGCTAATGTCGTTTGTAATGTTGTTAAGGATATTCATGTGTTTGTTCAGGTCGCTAAAAAAGTAATTCTTCAATGCCTGTCTAGCATCCTGCGTAACATTCATAATATCCAAGATGTGTTCACCTTCCCTTTCTCCGCTAGTCCAAGTCCATCTACGCATCGTTCCAACGTTTTGAAGCTTAACTATACCTTTATCAATTAAGTTGGTTATACGTCCTTCTACGTAGGTTAATTCAGTGTTAGACTTCTCGTTATACACTTTAGGGAACTTACTGGCAAACTCCATTACATCTGCCCTTACATCTTCAACTTCTTTCTTGTCCGTTCCTTTAATACCTAAGCCCTTAGCCAAAATAATCAACCTGTCTTCGCTCAATGCCTTAGCATGTGATAAAGCATCGGTTAACGCATCAATAGCAGCAACCTTATCTTTAGAACGTTTTTTAGTATCAATGTACTCATACTTACCTTTACCGTTGCCCGTTTTAAGCGGAGACAACACATTGTTAGGATGTAAGAATGTAAATACCGCCAAATCCAAATTGTTCTGAAAAGCAAACGTAGCTCCCGTAGTATTTACATACCTTGGTTCAAATTGGTCAATAACCCGATCACCAACAACCCTAGAGTTATTGCTCTCTGCATACCGAATCTCAACTTTAAGTCCACTAGCTTTATCATATACCATGAAGTGTGAACGCATACCGCTTGCTTTTGGAGTCTTGATCTTACCTCCGTTTAAGTGATCTACCTTTTTCCGGCTTTTGTTAATCTCAAAAGAAGGTCTCTTCTTTACATTCTCGAAGTCCTGACGTGAAGCGTACTTCATCATTAATGCTTCTGCGCTTATTTGTTGTCTGTTTAAAAATAACATATTATATCTCTCCTAATTGTACTTTAATTTTCATTTCCTGTATTCTGTCCTCAACAGCTTTCTCTACGAACCATTGTATGCTTGACCCATGAGTTTCTTTGTATTCATTCATAAATTCAACTGTCTCTCTATTGAAAGTAATTCTGAATGAAGTCTTTTCTTTCTCTTCCATGCTTTTTGTTAATGATACACAAATGTATGAATTATTTCTTTTAAACAAACAAGCCCCACATTTCTGCGAGGCTTACATGATTGCTTAGGTCACGTTTATATTATTAGTTCATCTAAAATATTACTTATTTTATGTATGTCTTTATAATGTATCCTTACAACATCAATTCCTTTAGTCCTGCAATAGAAGTCTTTTAAGCGATCTCTTTGTTGTCTAATTGCTAATGTATATGTTTTGCTGTCAAACTTCTTACAAGGCTCGAAATGCTGTATACCATCAAATTCTATAGCTATTAATAGTTCAGGCAACTAGAAATCCAACCGTAATGGGAACATCTTGTTTTTGCTTATCTCCGGCAGTGGGTATTCTTTAACAAATTCAATTCTGTTTTTGAGCAGATATTTCTCTATTAGCCTTTCTCCACTTGAACCTGTCTTTTTCTTTTTTGCAGTTGATGCTTTCTTAACGCATTTCTTTTTGAAAACCTTTAAATCCTTCTTCCCTTCTTTAGTAAGAGATTTTAGTAATGTCTTCTGTTGATTACTGAATATATCCATAAACTATGTTCCTAAGCGATACAAATGTAAATAAAATTCATAAATACAAAAAACCCTCTTGCATATTACACACAAGAGGGTCAGAATAGAAATTATGAAAAGTGAACTAAGAAGCAGATGTTCCTTGAGGATGGATAACAGCGAATTGCTCTCCTAAAGCAAAGTGCGGTGCAATCTCTGACCTCATGTAGGTATTTTGAGCATCAAATTCAGATGATTTGGTAACCAACCTGTCATTTCCTGCTCCACCGTTTACCCATAGCTCATTCTCACGAGAGTATCCGGCAGTACCTCTCCATTCGTAACCTACATAAGGACGGTATTCTGCATTTTCACCTGCAAATCCGAAAGGAACTGCAATAGCCCAATCTTTACCGCCAATAGCACCCGCTCCACCAATGTAATCCAATTCAGGAGCATTAGTTTGAAGGAACGTGAAGTTACCCAAGCCAAAGCCTGTGATACCCAAGTTAACGAACATACCTTCCTCTGTGAAAGTGCTGTCCATGTTACGTGCATTTCTAACGCCTTCTTTGATGTAACGGTCAGATACACCAATCACCCAATTGTAGTTGTAACGGCTAGAGAAGAATTTCTCAATCTTCTGGTTGAAGTTATAACCCTCAATAAGTAAAATCTCTGATGTACCCACACGAATATCGTGGAAGTAGTTAGACAAAGCATACAAATCCGCATCATCGAAATCCGCAGTATCATACTCCATGTCGTAACCGTTTTCAAGCGCATAGTCCAAAAGACCTTGTGAACCCGGAATTGGAACCTCTGATTTCAATGGCTCTGAATAATCAGTCCATCCTACAGCTTTCTGTCCGAACATCCAAAAGTGACCTTTGTTTTGCTCCATACGCATCTCTGCATCTTTCAAGCCTTCTTTGTACATCAAGTTAGTTCCCGGTACAACTTGGAATGGCGCAGTAGTAGTTAAGTGCGTTCCAGAAGTAATGTCAGTTTCTTTGATGATACCGAAAGTGTTCTGGTATTTGTATGATAAAGGACGTAAAGGCTCTGGTTGTCCTGTTCCCTCACCACTTAATGTAGTGATATAAGAACCGATTGAACCTTCTACAATGTCATCCTCTGGATCAACTTCACCATTCGCCTCTAAAGTGATTTGGTGAGGATTTACAGTACGGTCTTTAGCAATCACACGATATTGAGTACCGTTAATAGCGAATTGATAAACCTCTGTTACCCTTGGACGTGAAAATACAGTTGTACCTACGGTATTTGAAGAAGTATACATATCCTCTACAGATAAGGCTACAGTAATCTCATTGCCTTGTACGCTGATGATCTCTCCTACAGTAAACAGGTCTTTTACACGAGGTTTCTCGTAGTGACCTGTAATTGGCCCTTCTACGCCTTTTCTTACCGGAGAACCCATACCGAACATCTTCAACTTACTCAAAGTGGTTGGTGGGTAGCCTGATTGTTTAAAATAAGTAGATAACAACTGTGGGTTATCTGCTAATAGTGTTGAACCTAGTACGAATACGTCGCCCTGTGCCGATTCAATGTGCGAAGGTGCGTTGCTGTCAATTGTAGCCATTTGTTGTTAGTTTTTAAATTGTGTTTACGATTTATTTTCCTTGGGCGACCTTAGTTAGGAAATCGTGATATTCTTTTTTCGAGTTGTCTACAACCGGATTTGGCGTCTCTACAGGCAGTCCCGTTCTGTTCTCATACTTGTTTACCATCTTCTCGGTAGTAATTGCCTCTGCGTGCTTAAAAATAGCTTGAGAGATTTGACTAAAGTTCTTTTGAAGATAATCAGCAGCAATGTATCCCTGCGCTAGTTTAATATTATCCTCATTGATCTCCATATGTCCATCTAAAAAGAAAGACTCAAGTGCTTTTGGCAATCCGGCTTTAAAGTCATCTTTAAAATCAAACTTTAAGTTTACCGCTTCGTCTCCTTCTTTACCGTTAAGATTAATTTCACCTAAACCTGTTAGGGTCTCTGCGATTTTAGGTATCTGCTGTTTAACAGTCTGTTTATGCATTTCAGCATTCGCAATATCCGTTAGTCTTTGCTGTTCGGCTGCGGTCTGTGCTGATGTATCAATTGTTGTTAAATCCTTTTTGTACTCTTTTAGAATGTTACGATCCTTTAACGAGCTAACACGTAGCTTCTCTTCTAAGATTGACCTTTCTACTGTTCCTTCATCATAATCATTCAAGGGGAACTCCTGCTCTACAATCTGCCTTGCAATAGCTTCACTGTAGCCGTCCTTAACCATAACCATGACTTTAGCGTCTATAGCTGAAATCTGATCGAGGTCTAACCTTGAGATTTTGGTAAAGTTTTCAATTTCATCTGCCGACTTCCCTGCCCTTATCATACTATCAAGAGTCTTTACGTAGTCGTTGGCGAAAGGATCAACCTTTAGCTTTTCTTCTAACTCTGTCTTAGCCGATACAAGTTGGTCGTACTCTTTAATCTTTGGTAGAGATGCTTTGAAAGAATCCACGTCGGTGAATAGTCCTTCGGAAGTCTCACTTAGGAATTTAGAGTAGTCAACAGTTTCAATTGGTGGTGTTTCAATATGCGGTTCTGTGGTCGGAGCCTCAACTATTTCAGTTGTAGGTGTTGTTTCCGTTTGCTCTACTGTTTCTACGTGTTTATCGTCTACTATTTCAGTGGTCGGAGTTTCTGTAGTCGGTTGTGGAGCGAACCTTTGAGCCGCATAATCCATTATTTGTTGTCCTTCTTCTGTCATCTTGATTTTCTTTTCTTCCTCAAAAGTATATGTATTTTATTTATAATCCAAAATTAAGCCATTTGAGGGATTTGTTCTTGCTGTTGAATCATACCTTCATCCGGTGGAAGTTGTGCGCTCTGTGAGGCTAATTCTACTTCTGTTGGTTGAGGTGACAATACCTGTTGAACCTGTTGGTTGTTGCTCGCTATAATGTCAGGTGCTATTGCTGTATTGCTTGTTTCTCCTACTTTAACAGGAGCAATAATTGCTTGCATCAGAATTGAGTTTTGTTTAAGCAATTCAGAGATTAAAGTATTCTGGTTAGCCGCATCAGCTTTAGCGGCAATAGCCTGTTGATCCATCTGTCCTTTCATTTGTGCAGATTGCTGCTGTACTTGTGCGTTAGCCTGAATATCCGCTTGTTTAGCCGCATCAGCCTCTTGTTTCTTTTTAGCCTCTATCTGTGCCATAACGTACATTGCTTCATCTACGTTTCCTGCCATTACCTTACGGTACACATACAGGTATTCGCTCATTGTAAGTCCTTGTGAACCTCCGGTCTGATCTCCCAATGCTTTTTGTTGAGTGATATTAGCCATTAGGTTCTGTTTTTCCTCTTGAGAAGCAGCAATATCTATTTCTAAGTTAAAGTCCCAATTATCGAAATCTTTTCCTAGATTAAACACCGCCATGTTCTTACTGCCCAATACAGAGTAACTTACTTTAACGTCCTTGTCTTTGGATACAATCTGCCACTTCTTGATAATATCCTCAAATGCAGCTTTAAAAACATAGTTATACGCATTAAAAGTAGGATACAACGAGGCATTCGCAGCTTGGAAAGCAAGTTTTGTTTGTCCTAATCCCTGATAAGCGGATGTTCCACCTGCATCAGCACCATTCTGCATTCCTAATACTTCCCGAAGTTCATTTACTTTCTCTGCAATATGATTTCCGTATACAGCAAGGATTCCGGCGATCTTAGACACGTCCAAATAATCAATAGGCTTTTGTCCACCTGCCATGTATAAAGGCTTGCCATGATCGTCTAATGCGTTATAGTAAAGCACCCCTCGTTCTTGTAAGGCTTGCATAATGTCTTCCGGCTGTTGAAGTATACCGTTTAAGAATACGTTCTCAAGCAAATGCTTTTGAATGGCCAAGCCCGGAGCAGCAGGAATGGTAGCGAGTGCATTTCTCTGCTTGACAATCGCCATGTCAATATCATCAACAATAGCAATTGCCCTCTCGACAAGTGAAGCATTACCTGTCTTGGCAAAGAAGAAATCTATTTTAGGCGTTTTATTACCGTCTTCACCGTAGTATACCACATCTTTAGCTACACCATAGTCTAAAAACATATCGGTTCCTATAATCCAACTTGAATAATATTTACGGATTACATTCTTCTCTATTTTCTTAGTTCCACTCTTCTCCGCTTTCTTGTCAAGCTTGTAATCGAATGCTACAGGCTTAAACCTTACTTGTCCTGTTCCGGTTACATTTTTAATGTTCGTGTCTACATCAACGCTTAACCACTGTGAATCCAATACCATGATTTTTACACGACTAATCGGATCAACATTCACATCTGCCATGTAATGAGGATTAACGTGACTGATATTGTAATTTCCGTTGATAGCTGCGGTGTATTCTGTGTTGTACCACGCAAAACACTTAGCAAGGTAAATAAGGTCGATAGAGGTGAGGCTTGGGTTTTCTTTACGTATCTCCGCAATAGTCATTATACGTATCTCTCCGGCTCTTGTAATGTCGTTAAAATCGTTATGTTCTGAATAGGGTATTAATGCTCTGTCTAAATTTACTTTCCTGATTTTAGGAAGCATTGTAGACTTCTCAATGTATGTTTTCCATCCCACTAGTCCGGTAACAATCAAATCATCAAAGGAGGCATCCTGTAAAACTTTATAATTAGATACGAGCTTTGTTTTCTGGCAAGCAGCTTGGCAAGCAATCTCCCTATGCATGCTATAACCACCTATCTCAAAGTAAGTCTTTACATCCTGCGCTGTCCTAAGACCCATTTCCTCTGGATTTATAGGCGTGTTAGGCTTAAAACCTACCTCACTCATGAATTTTTTATTATGCTCGTCTATAAGAAACAATAACATGGCTTTATCAGCTTCTTTAGCGGCTATACTGTCATCATCGATACAAGTCACCGATACATCATACTCCTGACTCATATTCTTCTCACGCATTACATCAAACATTTGTGGGAGCTTGTAGTACGTGTCAAAGGAAACATTCATTTTGGTGATAAACTTTCCATCATTATTTTTTCTCTTTGCTCCGATAAGGTTCTCCTTGATCTTGTTAGAAGATTGCTGTCCTGTAGCATAAGCTCTTAACTCCTGAAAAGTCCTTTTAGACCCGAACTCAAACGGTACATAACAGTAATTGTTAATGTAATCACAGTAAAACGCATTGTTAAATGCTAGGAAGTAATCTTTCTCTGCCTTTACGTTTGGATTGGGTGTAGTAGGGTAAGGGTTCTTATAAGATTGTCCTTTGTATTGAGAAGGTTGCTGATATCTGAATGCCATAATTCATTAAAGTTTAGTCAAATATCTTACATTTTTAATTCAAAATCTAATTTCCTTATTTATGCCGGAACCAAGAGGTAGTATTTTTCATGTCATACTTCTTAAATTCAGTGTTAATTTTAACCCCATGCTTTAGGTTTTTTCTGAATTGAGTATATGCTATAAAGTTGAATATCGGCATATCTGTAAATAGCTTTTCTCCATTGTTCTTCAAGTACCAATCTTTTATTTTAGTAGCAAAATAAAGTACAATAGAGGCTTTACCTCCTACTATCCCTGCATTTAATAATGTTCTACCTTTATGTGTCTCATAAAACGAGTGGTATTCACTATCCTCTATGTCGCTGTTATGATTCTCTTTAAGCCATTTACATCCTACTATTTGCTTTTCATCACCTACATAAAGATAGTTTCCTAAATCCTCTTTAAATGGGTTATTTATCATAGTCACATCTGTAGAATCAACCATGAATACATAATCAAAAATATTTTCACTTAGATATTCAGTTAAACTAATCCATCTTTGGAAATAAGGGTTATGTGCAGATTCAACTTTTACATATTTTACATTTTCAGTATCAGGCAAATCAAAACAGTCGTGAATAATTATCAACTGTTGCCCATTCATAGATTTAATCAGCTTAGATAACTTACTGTGGTCTGCCTCCCATTTACTTTCTCTCTGTGGGTCATTTACTCCGGTGAAGTATGTAGTTATAATTGCTGTTTTTAATGGTTTGTAAGGCATGTACGCTTTGCTATTTCTATTTGCTTGTAGTAATTTGTCATTTAATCTTATTCGCTGTCTGCGTCCTTTCACACTACTAGAAACTTCTCTAGCCCAATCTAAACTGTAAAACAACTCTGTGCTATTTTCAATATCCTGATACCTATGTTCTGTTAATCGGTTATTATAGACTCTATCAGAATAGTTTACGTGCTCATGAGAATATATACCGAACCTTTCATCAAAGCCTCCTACAACATCTAAAACACTTCTATGTATGTATAATAAACATCCGCATGGGTGAGAGAACCTTGATATTCCATCTTCTGTACCTAAATACCTATGTCCATTGGGCAATCCCGACTTTAACTCTTTAAATGTAAACATCAGGTGTTTTATGCCTGATGCTATGTATTTCGTATGCCAGTCTTTAACCAAAGGATAGATATCATCATCAGCTAAGAATATATGCTCGCAATCATCTAACAGTTCTAAACACTTATTTTTAGCTTTAGCTATTCCTGCTTGCTTTTCAAATCTGTAATCTGAATTTTTAATAGGAATAACACTGTTGTCATCGATAATTACGAGTTTAGAATCTAACGGTAAAAAATCATTCCAAATTTTTATTGTTTCTTCTGCCATGTCATTTCGGTTATGGCATGTTATTCCTACTCCTATTTTATACTGCATACTCTTGATAATGTTGTACTGTTGACTGTTCTTGTGGTTTAAATGCTGATCTTGGTTGTGCTGCGGCAAATTCCATCCAACCGCAAGCTACTCCGAGATCTCGTTTACCTCTGTTTTTCCAATTCATAGAAAGCAACTGCTGTAAAACTCTTGGATGGTCGATGCTGTTAGCCCACTTTGCGGATAATGTAGTTAAGTAACTGAAATATGTATCGATGTTACCAATAGTAGCACTCACTCCTTGTCTCTCTACTTGTCCTTTAGAATTCTTTTTATCTGTAGGTTTCTCCATAAGGTATAATTCGTAACCCCTTGTCTTTATATAGCTGTGACACGCTCCAAATCTATCTTTCTCTGGCAAGAAATCTGTGCCGTAATATACCATTGTTAAAATTACATCCTCAAAGAAATCATTAGGGTCATTCTCTCTAAACAAGTAGTCACACACTATCCTATTTGTAGTAAAGTCTTGTCCATAGTTTACAGGGTCTCCTACCCTAAATCTACCTTGAGGATCATCAAACTGATGGTATTGGTGAGTATTACCATCTATATATTCATCTAAAACCCTTTTAACGCAAATCGCCCCTAACGAAGGGTCTTTTTCTAGTGTGTCCTCCTGTTCGTAAGGGTCAAGTCCTGCTTTAAAGTAATTTATATTAGCAGGTTTAGGAGATATTACCCCTGTTACCTTAGCATTTTCTCGTAACCCAAAGTCTTTAGGATGCTTAGATATAACCCATTTCCCATTGCTATTAGGCTCCCAAATAACTTCTGAATCTGGTATATTATCTTTCCATTTTAAATTTCCTTGTACCCATAAGCTTTTAGTAGCTTCACCACTTATATAGTGCAGTCGTTGTGCTAATCTTTCAGAATCAAATTGCGTATTGTCATTAGCTCCTATAAAAATATCATCAATCACAATACAATTCTTCCGCTTATAGGCAATAGCAGCTTTTATATTCCCTGCATCCATCAGGATTTTTACAGCACTATTTATTTCAGCCAGAATTTTCTCTGCTAATGGGAATCCCCATCTGTCTACTTCACCACGATCAATTACATTTCTGAATACACGATATAGTCCATTTGCAGTTCTACCGCTCGCAGTTCTTTTCTTAGGGTCAGATTGCTCCCATATCTCCTTAGCCCATGAAAGGCTCTCTGCTCCTATATCTTCCACAGTAGAGGTCATGATAATCATACCCATTTTCTTGTTGAGTATTCGGCTCTCAATAGCCTCTCTGATTACCTGTATCCACTCGACAGGATCTAGCTTTCCATCTGACTTCCCAAATTCATCTAAGTATGCCCTACCTAAAGTAGTTCCGTCAAATTCATTAGCCTTAGAAGGGCCATAATAGAACTGTGAATTTATTTCTGGATATTCATAATCCTCTGTTGAACTGCTGTTTGCAAGCTCACCTTTTTGTTGCTTTCCTTTTACTGAACTATAAGTAATGTGTTGTGCCGGATAACTAAGATTCAGTCCTTTTTTAGGATCTTCTGTACCTTGATTTAAAGGACGGAAATAGTACAACATCTTTTTATGACCATGTACCAATCGAAAGTATGATTTCTTAGCGTGCCCCTCGTTAATACAAGACTGCATAGCATTAATTGTACCTCTTACACGACTGCCATATTCCCATATGATCAGGACGGCATTTTCCGAATCCCCGATCTGCCGACACTTAAAATCGGCCATTCCATCACATAGAGGGTCTAATACACATCCTAAATACCAAAAGCAAAAAAGCTCCCAATCAGAGAACTTGTAAATGAATTTAATACCTGTAATAGAATGCCAGTAATTCATCTTCATGTAAAGAAGTCCCGGAATCCATGTTTTAACTCCCTTAATAAAGAACCAACAACCCTGTCTTCGCCTTACCCATTCGGATTCAATGAAAGCCTCTATGTCTTCTTTTCTCCAATTATCTCTACCGAAATTGCCGTTAGGATTTCTTACTTGCTTTGGTATCCATGTTTTTCTGAAAATCTGCTCATACTCTGGTAATCCGTAATTAGCACACTGTTCGTCAGGTGGTTCAGTAGGGAATATAATATCCATCTCATAGATGGTCTTTACTTTTGAATTTTCATCAAACTTTATAGTGTAGTCTGGCAGAAGTTGCAAGTCTATAAACTCTTCACCACCACTCTTTATTATTTTAGTGCTCCAATCTATCGCCATGTTTATCAAATATAAGTGGAATCTTCGGCATGTTTTTCAGCAAACAGCGATATTTTAATGTTCTCATTAAGAGATGCCTCTCTAGCTGCTTTACTATCTGGATATAACTTTATTTCTAGTGCTTTTAAGTCCGCTCCAATCTTTTTTATGTTCGCCTGAATCTTTAAACGCCTATCTAAATACTTATCTTCATTTTCATCTGTTTTACGAGGTATCTTAGACTGAAAAAGCAGGAAGTTGTAAGTTTCCTGCATCATTAGCCAATCTGTAAAATCTGTATCGTGTATGATTTGAATATACCTTATCCAACAGTCCATTATTCGTGTGTGCCTATAAGCTAATACCTGACTGTAGAACTCCTTTTGAAGCGTTGTTTGTCTAGGTATTTCTAAAAAGTCGAAAATAGACGTTAACATAGTCTCCCTGTCTTTTATTCGGGTGAAAGGACTCTCGTTGTCCCCTGTTAAGATTGAGATTTTAATTTCATTGTCGTTATTCGCATTCCTGAACTCTGAAAAGGCACTCAATTCAGGGAATCTAGTCAATATACTTTCATTAGGCTCACACAATGAAAAGTCAATATATAATTTACTTAGATCAAACATTTGCTAACCTCCTTTTCTCTAAACTCAATGTGCTAAAATCAAAGTCCTTAGTGCAAAAGAAGTGTATGTCCTTTCTCTGAATTAAGTGGAGTACCTTATCACTCATAATCTGATGCGTATCAAACTCCAATTTCTGGCACAATCTAGGGTCATAGATAATCTTTTCCTCCAAGTCTAAAGGTTGGATACAGTCGTGCTTTTCTGTGTGCTGTAAGTATCCGCTAAGGTCATTAGAGACATTCTTTATTCTCTTTCCTGCAAGTAGGATTTTTCCAATCTGGTTTTTCTTGGTTTTCTTTTGCTTGAATTTAGGTGCCAGTGTTACTAGTCCTCCGGTATGCTCAATAAATTCCTGCGCTCCTTCTTTCAACACTTCTATCTCTTCCGGTTCTACTAGCAAGTAGCCGTTTAACATCTTTTTAGGCTTGTCGTTTTCATCTAAAGTCATGTAGATCATATCATACTTGATAAGGTACATTTCCCCTAGTTCTGTATCTACGATCATCTGGTCGTCTTTAGCCTTCTTATGAGCCATGTAAGAGAAGTTTATTCTGTCTCCGGTACATAGTTCCATTTCAGAATTAAATAGCACTGACGACTCTGTAAGGTTCCCTATTCGCCTGTGTATGCTAATGTTGATTGGAGTGGCTTTACCATCTATTACAGCGAAGCATGTATTGCGCTTTAAATCTGTTATTTCCTCCAAATGAAAGTTTAACTTGCTTGGTACAGCGTAGACGGTTCCCATGACACTTAGGTTACGCTCTTTAACGTTTATCTTTTCGCCTTTTTCATACTTGAAGTCCGGTGATATTAGGTTAGTTTCCTTCCCAAAACGCTGATATGTCTCTAATTGCGCATCTACCTTTACCAATACATAGTTGGCATTTAGTTTAAACGTTTTTAAATTTATCATACGATTACCACCTCCTGTAATTCTCTTATCTTAAATCCTTCTGGTCTTACATCGTAAACTTTACCGTCCTCAAAAAATAAAGCATGTACCCAATGTTTGCTTATTTTGACTACTCTACTCGTTATTTTAGACTTAAAAATCTTTGAGTATACCTCTTTCTTTTCCACCTTGTATTCTGTGGTTAAGATTTCATGTTCTGTGATCTCAAAATCTACAGGGACTTTTAATCCACCTTCGCTCCTAGTGAATTGTCGAGCTTTGTTACTTTTCGTACTTACTTGGTTCTCCATATAGTTCTTCTAATGTTCTAATCATTGCATCGTTCATACATCCATCTGATGTGCTGAAAAATGTTCTTCCTTCTATTTTCTTCTGTATCTCTTCGTAACTTAACTTGCTTTGAATCTTGCAATCACCTCCAAATTCTCCTTTTATGTCGTTTAAATTACAATACAAGCTTTTAATCACGTACCCGAACGGTTGCTGCCAATTCAGGTTATTACCCACAAATGTATTAATAAATTTATCCTTGTTGTAGATAATAGGAAAGTGAGTGTCAAAATCTAACGTAGACTTTCCCTGACTCAATAAGAATTTCCTTGTGTGGTTTAATGACTTCCTGTAGTCTCCGGCATTCTTCTGCATTGTGTTTTCTAGCTCTCCCTTGTGATAAAAAGGTAATGAGTTTAAGTCGAACGATTGGGTTAAAAAGTGGTCATCGTTCATAAAGCAGAAATCATGTGAAACTAGTCTACTATCTATTGCTTTTAGGATTTTAAGATATATATTACGTTCCTTATGTTTACTTGACTTATCATCTTGGCAAGAAACGTATTTTAAGCCCCGTAGAGAGTATATCTTATCTCCTATTATACAAATATCAACTTCTTCATTAAAACTCTTTAAAAGGCTTCTAATAGCGTATTTTAATTCTATAGGGTTTGTGCCTGACTTTACAGGAATTACGATGGTCATAGTTCTAATTTTAGTTGTTCAACTGTTGGAAGTTTAAATCCTATTTCCTTCCACCTCTTTCTCATGTGGGATTTGCTGTATAACTTAGCTACATACCACTCCCTCTCGAAAATCTTGTCTTTTTCCTCCACAGGACGTCCAAGGTATTTTTCAAATAGACTCATTCGGTATTAATTCTGGTGTCTCCCAAATATTTCCAATTTTCTTTACATTGCTTTCTCCGGCAGAAGTTTCATAAACATTCCATCGGTCTTTATTCCATTTTACAACCTTAGTTTTTGTTTTTACCATTTCTGTATTGTGGTGATGTTGGGTATAACTAATTATATCTCCTTCAAAAATCATTTCTGAATTTTCATCTTTTATTCCTGTATACTGCATCAAGGTAACTATACCATCATTCTTATCTTCTTCCCAGTTACCATATGTATCCAGATAATGTACTTCACCGTCAATAGTTATACTAACCGAATGATTATAATACATATTGCCTTGCATCCATGCTCTAAAAAATATTTCCCTCATAACGTCATGTTTTTAAAGTCTCCCCAACATTCTAATACCTCATACGAGATAATCCCTTTAATTCCGTATATCCATCTAGTGAATCCACCTGTGTACATACCTCGGGATAATCCTGCTTTACCCCAATGAGTATGCTTAGCTTTCTTTCCTAGTTTTATTTTACGCCGTTTCATGTTTTTATTGTTTAGGTATTTCAGGTGAAGGCATCCAGTATGTGATACTATCACGTAAAGCGTATGGCTCGTCTGTGCTTTCGTAGTAAAAGTTATTTTCAAAGAAAAATCCAGAATATATATATCTAGCCTTTTCTCCTTGATCGGAGTAAAATAATACCGATTGTTTATTTTCAGGCAAATTGTCTCGTGTGCTTATCCATTGTGGTATTTTATTCTGATAAGCACATCTTTTATTTCCCCATTCATCACTGTAAGGCTTGTCACATTGGTATGCCGCTAGTTCAAAGTTACAATCACGTTGCTTTTGAACTTCCTTTTCAAGCTCTTTAATTCTCTTTGTTAAAAGCCTTTTTTCAATTTCAAATAACTTATCATATGATGTTCCTTTTTTTACGTCGTTCTGAATAAGGTGCTGTTTATATCTTGAAAGGAAGTCTACAGCCTTGAACCATTTTGATCCTGCATAAAATATCCAATCTGTAGGCGTTTCCATTTCCTTTAAAAAATCCTTTTCCATACTGTAATCTGTCTCTTTCATTACTTCTGTCTCCCTAATTTCTTTTTAAACTCTTTCGAGTCGTGTTTTGGTACTACAATTAAGCTAGTTTCAACTGGCGTTATTTTGCCCGCCTCGTACTGCTCTATTACTTGTTCCCTTTTGTATGTCCTTTTATCTCCTTTATCAGATTTAAAGGTATCTAATGAACCCTTAACAGTTTTTTTTGCTTCTGTTCCAATTATAGTCCAAGTTCCACTGCTTCCGGTAAACGATCTATAATTATATCCAAATTCTGTATCAAATAATTCTTCCATCTAAAATAATTCTTCTATTGTTGGTTCATCTGTAATTATTGGCTCTTTAGGTTCGTGGAAAACTGATGTTTTAGGCAATCCATCTTCCTCTTCAACAATCCCATGATACTTTTTAATTGGATTTTCCTTCAAATCTTTACATCTGAATCCAGAGAAGTTATCTACCATCATCATTTTAAATGGCTTATCATGAGTAGTTACACTTCCGCCTGTCTCCACCTCTTTAACTTTCCGTACGTGCAACTCCGAAAACAAAAATTCATCAGCCTTTTGAGTGTAACGGTGGACAGTTAGAAACTCGTCAGCCTTGTTAGCAAACATAACCCCCATCTCTGTATCCTCTTTTTGTGGAGGAAGAGTATGACCTTTATTATCTTTCTTTCTAGCTCCAATAGTCCCCACATGGACGTTCAAATAAATAGATACGTTATTCTGCTTACCGAACAGTTGCATTACGCTAGCGGCTTCATAATGGTACTCGTAGGTAGATTGCTTGGATTTAAGTGGCACATCTATTTTAAAAGAGTTATACGGATCGAACATACATCCTTTATATTTTTTTCTCTTCAAAAGCTTTTTAACCATGTTTATTCCATCCATGTAATTGTAAAGGGTATCTTTTGATTTGATTATAGTGAATTTGCTCTTAATGTATTTTTTGGCTATTTGATATTCTTCATCGGACATTTTCAAAATAGATTTGCTCCAATAAAATTCAATTAGCTTTCTCATTACACCCCCAACTTTATTCTCTGAACTATAAATTATCCAATCCCAACCATGAAGCAGACTTGAAAGAAGAGCTAAGTACCATATAACCGTCGATTTACCAACGTTATCAATCCCATTTATGATAACCAAGTCTCCCTCTTTAAATAAAAAGTGTTTATCCAACGTAGTAAAACCTGTACTTAATCCTTTTTCAAATGTTCCATTCCTCCAAGTATCAAGATATGCTTCATAATCTTCTTCTGTAGCAACGAAAGACAAGTCATCATCATTTAAATCAATTGAAGAACCAACTTTAATGTCATTGTCTGGTATTGATTCATTTTTTTCTCCATAACCCATTTCCCTCAACCTTGATGGAGCTGAATTGTAATCACCCTTGCATTCAAGTATTGCAAACACTGCATAGGGTAGATATGGGGTTTGTGCTTCAAATTCAGTAGACGTGCTAAAAACACTAAACCATTTCTTTGAGTCATCATAGTTTCCAGAATGCTCCGCTTTAGTATCTCCCGGCCTTCTTAATAAGGTTTTACTGCCTTTCCTTCCAACAATAGTCCATCCATGGTTGCTTAATAGAGAAATTACGTCTCCACGTTCATTGTAATCTTCACATGGGGTAAGACCTTTGTAAGTCTTTTTTTCTGTAAATTTTATCTCTACAGGCTCCTTAAACACTTCATTGAAGTTGTAAGCAGAGTTTATTAAAATATTCCTCTCTTCTATTGAGATTTTCTGAACATTAAAAAAGTCGCCTCTAATTAGTTTGTATCCTACAGTTGGATGACAGGCTACAAATCCTTTCTCACCACGAGTTTCAAGAAGAACCCTTTTAGAATCATGAAGACTAGCTTTTTGAGCAATTTCCTTCGCTATTTTTTCGTCAGTACCTTTTTTACGTTCAGCCTCTAGTGTTTTAATATAAGTTTCCTGCTTCTCATTTTCAGTGGTGTATCTTTCAGCAAGTTTTTTATTGCCTTCGATATAATCACATTTATATATGAAATGATAACCTCCGCTTACTGTCCGTTGTATAACTAACTTATCTAATAGATCAGGACTAATGCTTTTGATTAAATCTGAATAATCCTTTCCTAGATTTTTAGTTAAATCATATTTTAAATCAATATCAATAGCTTCGACATTACCGCTAATCGCTCCACAAACTAATCCGTATGCTTTTGCATTTGTAAAATCGTACTCAACCTTTTTTTGTTCCCACTGTTTGTGTATTGGCCGTTTGTTTTCCAATACAGGCATGAACTGTAAACTACTCTCCCCTAAATTGTGCATATAAATCTCCTATGTCTGGTGTGTTATCATTTTTTGTTTCTTCCGATATTTCTTCTTTACCTAATGAGTCATTCCATCTTTCGCCATTAAGGTAGGTCAATGGGTAAGGAAGAGAATAAGTAGCAAAAGGCTTGTAGTTTAAAAACTCATTTATGGTTGACATTATTTTATCCTTGTCAGCATTAGAAATATTAGTCCATTTCTTCTCACACTTAGCCTTACCTGATTTAATTGGGTATAACTTCCAGAACGTTTCGAAGGAACGGTCAATAGATACTTTAGTATCTAAAGAAAGAGTTACTTGTTTTAAAGAGTTACTTATTAGCTGGGGATTTTCCTGCTCTGTATTTTCCTGTTCTGTAAAATCCCGAACACGGGAGTCATGAATAATATAGTTGTACCCCTTAAAAAGGTTATTTTCTTTTACTCGAACCGTCTGTATATAGCCTAATTTTTCTAACTCATTCCATCCGGTAATCATAGAATCATAACCGTCTAATGATCGATTTGATAGGTCACTTTTATGTACAGTCCATTCATCCGAAAGGCTAAGTAAATAACACATCAAGCCTTTTGCTTTCCATGTCAAATCTTTTGCCCTTATTATTTCGTTTGGTATAACTGTATAGTTTGTTTTTCGTTTATTGAT